GCAGATTGAAAAGCGTCAACGATTTCAGTTAATGAATCTAAAGCTGCTGGGTCAACGTTAGAAATGATGTTTTGAATATCATTCGCTAATGAAGATTCTGCAGCAATTGCACGAGATTCTTCAGTTGATAATTCAGTACTTAAATGACCTTTAGTAATTAAATCTAATTCATTAAATGATACAGGTGCCGAACTCAAAGCAACTACACCTTCAAATGTTCTTGTACCACTTGTTGGAGCCGCAACGGTGTCCATCAATTTAATCAGGTTATTACCATCAATTTCGATAGTTGTACCATCAACATCAGGCATTGCTTCGATATCAGAGACAACCGACGCCTCAACGCTTGTTGCTCTTACCACCTCAGAAGATAAATCAGCGGAAATTACAGATTCAATCGAACCGGCTCTCTCAACTTCAGTTGATAAATTTGTTCCCAAACCATCCAAGGTTGTTTGAACATCTTGATTTAAGGTTACGTCCTGTAAGTCAGCCGCTACGATACCAACAGGTGAGGTAATCGAAGGAGACGATAATATCAGGTCGGACTGCCTGTCCAAGATAATTTTTGTTTGTGACATAATTTTTGTTTTTTTTTATTAATTTATTTGTCTTTATTTTTTTACCAAAAAATTAATTAACGATTAATAATGATGAAATTAACACCATATTAACTTTTATAAAAAATAAATCAAAAAGAATTATTTTTTATTGTATATATAATTTTTAAGGTTTTTTATGGCGTTTGTGTACACCAAAGGCTTGCAGTTACCCATTTCCGACAAATACTCATCCACATTTGATAATAGTTCTGGACTCGATTCAAACACGAACTCAGATTTTGATTTCTTTTGTTCGACTTTAAAGTTAAATCCCTTAATTTTGAGATAGGCCGTTAAATATAAATCTGATGTCACATATTGGTTATCCATACTCATTAGAGATTAATATAAATATTTAACAATAAATATATCAAATTGTTAAAATATTTTGAAAATTATTATTTTTTTTTACACCGTTCTATAAGAACATTTTATTTTGGAATTTGGGTAAGGTGGTTCTAAAAAAGATATTGTGTTTCCTGACATAAAATAATCATCATTATCTTGTAAAAGACCATTTAAAAAAACGTGTTCACTATTTGTTATGGGTAAATAATTAACCGTAAAATTTGTATTAACGCCATCAATAATTCCTTGAGGGACTTCTTTATCCACACTAATTTGTTTTGTGAAATCAATCTCAATCCAATCACTAATGTCAAATACCCAAGGAGTTGATTTTAATTTGTAATAAACCTCACCTTCATTAACACCGACAATCATCCCGGCTCTTCGTCTCTCGTGCGTAATAGAATTTAACTCGTCTAAAGAACTAACATTCCTAAGACCGTCAATCCCATATAATGGGTCTATAACAGCGTAAGTATCATTAATGTTTTTTGGACTAATAAAACCCATTACACCTATGCCACCTACAAGACTAAAATCCGACATTCATATAAATTTTAAATAATATTAGTCACATACCCAAACATCAACCTTAGATGATGTCGAGACAAATGACCTATACACATAATATATACTCAAATTTCCATTTGAGTCAATAAATTCAATATCTTCAACCTTTAAAAAAGGAATAACAAAACCATCACATCCATCCGCACTATCTCTAAACACACTTGGTTGGTTCATATAACTTGGAACCAATAAATAACAATATCCTTGTTGACTTGGATATTCTAAATATTGATTTTGTACATCATTAACATTTTTCTTAGTGAAATTTGTTATATCAGTATCATAAATTCTTTGTTTTGTTGATTTACCAAACTTAACAAAAGTTTCTTGAGGAGGTGTAGGAGTAGGTGTTGGAGTTGGGGTGGGAGTTGGTGTTGGGGTTATCGTAGGTGTTGGCGTTGGGGTCGGTTTAGGAGTGAAATTAACATATTTAATGTCCTCCACCTCGCTATAACTAATACCATTATTTGGGTTATGATCAATAGAAGTTGTGGTAGTACCACTAGCAATCCTATCTATATCATCATCAATTATTACAGATGTTGAACCTGAAATTGAATTAAGGGGTATTGTAACACTTGCAGAAACATTTATTGGATCCCCACTAACAACGTTAAATTGTTTTGTTAAAGTTATTGTATAGTCTGTATCTAATAATTTTGATAAAATAATACTAAAATTAAATATTACTGATCCAGACATAACTTCGGTTAAAATACTAACCGTAACACCTGTTGGAGGAATTGTAGTTGTAGTTGTGGTCGGTAAAATTGTTGGTGTTGGTGAAGGACTTATACAACAAGGAAATTCTGAGGTATAACAAGTCTCATAAGGTAAATCATCCGCAATAAACGATTCTTGAACATTTATAAAAAGTTTTTCTCTGATTGGTAATATTAAAACTCCATCATCACTTCTTAACATAAATTGACCCTCATATCTCCCAATCTTATTAGTATCTTTAGATGTGAATTGATAATATATATAGTATTCAGGTTCGGCGTCAGGGTTAATTAAAACCTTCTCAACAAACCCAGCTGGCCTTGAACTTATTTTTGAGATTCCCGTTTCAACATCCTCCATTGAAAAGAAAATGGCCGATTGTTCAATTAAATTCATAAAGTTATTGAACTCATTTCTACCGTCCTTAACTACCTCAAGTTTTAATAAAGGTAAAGTGGCGTTTTTCTTGATAAAAAAATTCATTAAAGTTTTTTATCATAAATACTTTAAAAAATTGTTTTTTTATAAATTACCTGTAATTCTTTCACACCAACCTTTAGATATTGAATGAGTCCATACAACCCAATATTTTGGTTTTGTGGTGGTGTTAAATTCTCTCCATATTTTACAATACTTATCTTTATCTAATAATAATCGATTAATCTCATTTTTATCCGCATCTCTTCTATAAATTTCTTTCCCATTCTCATCATTAAAAGTTACCGCCCAAAAATCATAATCAGATTCGGTAACTTGATTATGGTAAATATTAATACAATGTTTGAATATATATGAAAAACTATTAATCCATTCTTCTTCAGATTTAAATTCGTATGGGTTTGGAGGGTATTTTTTATCTAAAGTATATTGTTGGACGGATCTTTTTGAAAATAATATTCCTGAATATATTTCATAATCTTTTAAAGTTCTTTCTTTACCAAATCCATAGACACCAAATTCTTCAGGGTTATAAACTTCACCGTCCATAGAGAATAATTTTCTATTTCTTAAATGTGAATTATCGTTTTTAATATACCAATTACTATCATAATCCCAAACCTTTTTTCTATTTTTTCTTGTATATTCGTGCCAACATATAATAATATGAGGATGAAACAAATCGTATCCGTGAGTATAAGATCTTGCCGCTATTGATATTTCTTCTCCGTGGAAATAATAATTTTCATCGTGAGGGACCTCTTTAACAAATGAACCTAAAGTAAAACAAAAATGTGCAGAATAAAATCTTGATGGTATCGGTTCTTTTAATTCTGTATGATTTGGTATTGATTCGGGCAAGAAAAATACCGCACCTTCAGGAATAAATCTATCAAAAACCATTCCCCAAGGAACGTTAATTCTACCATTGGGGTCATTATCAGGGTCATAAGAAGATACATATCCAGTAAGTAATGGTTTTTTATAACCCTTTAATTGTAAATCTTTAATCATATTAATTGAGATTTCATCCCAATCTTTTACAAATCTCATATGACTATCAATCTGTAAAGTATATTCTTCACCATCATATTGTTTTTGTAGTTGGTGTCTTGCCCAACAAGCTCCTAACGTTTCAGTATATAAAACATTAATAACCTTAAATCGTTCATCTTTTTCATATTCGGATAAATCATCAAACGTGTAATCAGGGTGATATTGTCTACAAATACTAAAAACTAAATTTTCAGGATACTTCGCATTATTAATACAATCTTTAATTGTTGGTATTAATTCGGGGTCAGAAAAACTTGCAATTTGTATAAAAATTTTACTCATATTATCATTTTTAGAATGATAATATTTTTTTAAAAAAAGAAACTATATTGTTGTAGTAGTTGTTGTGGTAGGAGGTTCACCACAATCATAAACCATAAATTTTTCACATCCTGTTGATGTATCTACTATTTTAACAATTACTGAGGTTGCACCATCAAAAGTTATTGTTGCGGGAGGTGAATTTGGGTTTGGTAAAGATGAAGGTAATTCAAAAGATACGGTTGGGGGAATTGATGTTGCTCCCGAAATTAAAAAACAATAGGTTAAAGTTATATCACATAAATAAACGTCATATGTTCCTGACCCATTTACATTTGTTATTTCGATAACTTGAGACATCAATTATTTTAAATGAGTTTAACCCTTGTTCCGTAAGATATAACATTAAAAAAAGTTGTTGGTGTGACTACCGATGAATAATCACAATTAACACAAGTTATATATTCTGTTCGATTACTAAATGTTCCCACGTCCATATTTATATTATAAATATCTTATCTTTTTTAATTTTGAAAAACATTTAATAGTTTCCGTTTTCTAATATATCCATTAATTTATTTTGGTCAATCTGAGTCCAATAAGATTTTGAAGGGTATCCATTAACCATATAATCTCCCTCCCCTTTCAAATAATCGAATAATCCGGAAGTGCCGTCTTTAATTTTAGTGATTATATTATAATTAATATAATCGTCACAAAGTTCTGTAGTAGATTTTGCCAAATCTGAAGAATTAATCGGCTCCAATCTATAAGATATGTAAATTCTGGCAGCTTCCCACCTATTAAATCTTGATATTCTTGATAATTTTACAAGTTCTGACCAGTATCTTTCTTGTTCTTCATTACTTATGGTTAAGTTTCTATTAACTTGATTTATTAGAAAATATTTTGAAACAATGATTTTTTCATCATAGGAAAGATTATCATAATCTGTTAAATCATATAATAACTTAATTTCATTTCTAACAAAAATAAAATCTTTTAATTTATTACCATATTTATCCCAATTAATTATAGATGAAACATCATCATAATCCTGAATTGTTGTATCCGAAACTAAAAATGGTTGATTTCCGTTTAGTTGTGAAACTGACCAATTCACAATATTTGTGATAGGTTTATTATTTATTTTAAACGCTAATAATTTCATATGTTTTAAGTATATAATGAAAAAGTTAAATCACTTATTAGTGCGTTAAATGTAGGTGCTCCACTACCATTAGAAACCACAACTTCAAACCTATCACCTAGTTGAGCAGAGACAATACCCGATAACGAACCGGCACTTTCTAAATTAGCACCTGACGTATAAAGTGTCATCGCCGCAGGAACAATGGTTTGAGTTCCACCACTTGTTGTTTTTCTTATCGCGAATGATAATCTTTTAGAACCACCAGAACTCTGTACCGTATAAGATACTGAATATTTTAAAAATGTCGAACTTGACCCTGTTGAACTACTAAAGGTATATAATAACTCATTACTTGATGACCCGGTTGTAAAAAAATTTAAATATTCTACTATTGTTGATGTGGTACCCGAAACTTTTTGATACGCTGTTCCTGTAGGCATAATATTTGCAACCCCATTATTTTCCATATAGATATAACCTTTTGAGTTTGGTTCTCCTGACGCCAAATCACCTAAATGGGCGAATATCCCTCCCTCCCCTTGGAATTGGTGCACTACGGTAATTCCCGATGGAATTAAAGTGGTGTCAAATATATTAATACCTGTATTACCTAATGAATTTGAGTTTTGTAAACTAAGAGTGCCAACCATATTTGTATTACCTGTAATATTTAAATTACCATCTATACAAACATCCCCATCAACGTATAAGGCGCATTGACCTGAAGTGCTGCCCGTTAAATTAATACTACCAAACTGATCTGTATTACCACTTAAATTAGTATCACCTGTTAAATTAAAATTACCAATTTGAGTGGTATTACCTGTAATGAAAGTATTTCCGCTATGAGTATATGTACCTTCTTGACTCGTATTACCTGTTATGTGGTAATTACCAATTTGTTCCGTATTACCACTATGAAAAGAATAACCGATTAAATTTGTATCACCGGTTATTGATAGTGTATAACCACTTGGTTGGGTTAACCCACTAATTTGTATATTACCATAAAAATTAAAGTCACCATAAACCGTATCACCTGTTCTACTAATTCTATCCCAACCAATCTGTCTAACCTCGGTTGAACCTGTTGTACCCGATGTAAATATTGTATATAGTTTAGCGTCGGCAGTATTAAGAGCTAATTCACCAATTGTAAGACCCGTTAATTCGGGTATTTTCCCAATAACATTTGAACGTTTTAGTAAAAACGTTGAACTACGATTTGCCATATATATGACCTATATTTTATAAGATTATATAACCTCATTTTATAAATATTATAGATATAAAAAAAGGAAGGTAAAACCTTCCTTTTTAATTTATTTTTTGACATTACTTTTAATATGAACCTCCATCGAGGACATCAAATTCGGCCAAAACTCTGACACCAGTAATAGAACCCACGGAACCATTATCAGTAATGTCCGTACTTCTAATTACGATATCATTCAGTTGAGTAATCCAACCTCTATTAGTAAATATTGTAACCTAACAATATCTAAATTAACTGAACTACCTGAAATTCCTGACCCATCTCTAATTTCAAAACCTGAATTAACTGAAGAATCCGCCGTAGAACCTGTAGGATTAAAATTTAAAACGATGTTATTATCTTCAATATATAAGCTTGATGTAAACGCTGATATGGATTCACCAAACACGGTTAAATTTCCGTGAACTACTAAATCACCTGTTCCAGCACTAAATATACTACCACCACTACCGATAATCGCGTTTTTAACCGATAAAGTATCACCAGTTGAGTCGTAACTAAAACCCGTTTCTGTACTTAATGTTCCTAAACCATTTGTATAAACAACAAGATTAGCCCCTAAATTGGTATTGTAGGTTGCTGCGCTAATTGAATTAGTGGTCGTTGAACCTGTTACGGTTAAATTACCATTAATATTTGTTGTTGATGCCGTTAAAGAATTTAAGTTGGTATTACCGGTCACATTTAAGGTAGACGCGGTTGTTGATTGTAAACTTGTATTACCTGTAACGTTTAATGTTGAGGCGGTAGTTGATTGTAAAATCGTATTACCAGTCACATTTAATGTTGACGCGGTTGTAGACTCCAGAATTGTATTACCAGTTACGTTTAATGTTGACGCAGTCGTTGATTGTAATATTGTATTTCCAGTAACATTTAAATCACCATTAATTGTTCCTGACCCACCAGTAAAAGATTGTAAAGTGGTATTACCTGTTACATTTAATGTTGAAGCTGTTGTGGATTGTAATATTGTATTACCGGTTACGTTTAATGTTGACGCGGTTACTGATTGTAAAGTCGTATTACCTGTAATTGTAAAATCCCCATTAATTGTTAGTCCAGAAACAGAAGTAACGGTTGCCGAATAAGGTGTTCCGTTACTATCGTAAATTGTGAAAGTATTTGCCGACGCGGTATAAGTAAACGCACTAATTCCATTTATATTTGAGGAATCGACCAAAACAAAACCTTGTGACGTACCCGATAAAATTTTGTTTTCCAATCCGGAACCACTAACACCACTATAGGATGTTATCAATCCATCCAATCTTAGATTAGTTAAATGAGAACCAACCTCAAAGTAACCAACGTTTGTATTTCCGGTGGTATAACCCGTAGAACCAGGAGTTCCAGAAAAATACATTATACCATCATAAAGATTAACCAATGGTTCAGCAACCAAAATACCTGATGAAGGTAATGTTGAACCTGTGATTGTTGAGTTATGTTTTAACTGAAACCTCGTACTTCTATTTGCCATTTTTTATTTTTTTTTAATTAATTTATATATAAATATCTTTACTTTTAAAAATTACCTCCCGATAAAACATCATCTTGTATTATTGAGTTATTTGCATTTATAATTCTACTATTACCAAAACTATCTAAACCTAAATCAAGTTCGGGTGTATAAATTTTTGTCGTTGCCGACCAAATGGTCGATGTTCCACTTACGGTGTTTATTTGTCTAAATCTCCTAATTGTTGTGCCAATATCATATTGAGCATCTGATGAAGGAACTAAATTTCCAGTTAAAGTTATTCCACTTAAAACTATTAATTGATTATTCACGGTTATTGCACTTATACAAGAACTAATCTTATCCACTACTATTTCAGATAAACAACTACCCGATCCCCCTGTAAAACTTGTAAAACCAGAAATAAAAACGCTACCCCCTGTTATATTATTTAGTGTTAATATATTTGTAAGACTATTAAAAGAACCTCCAGTTACCGCTAAAGTCGTTCCATAATATTTAATCCAATTTGAATCCGACCTTGTATTACCACTAATACCTTCAATTTTTGAGGACTTCCATTCTTCAATAAATAAATCACTAAGAATTGTATTATTTTTAATAGTTGTTCCGAAATTTGAGAATACGGTTGTCCCTGTTAATCCTGTGATTTGAGACCAGTAAAGTTCAAAATTAGGGACTTGGTATTGATAAACTTGGTCAACCTCTTTAACATATACCAACATACCGATTCTCCTTCTACCTGAAGAAAAATTATCAGAATTTAAGGTTAAAACATCCGGAGAAAATACCGAACCTGTTCCTTTATTAAATTGTATAGGTATTGTATTCCCTGAAAATTTTATTAATCCGGTAGTACCGGAAGGTATTGTATAATTTAAATCGTCAAGACTATAAACTTCCATATATCCACCCGTGGACAGAATACTAAAATTAGTACCAAATACGTCATCTCTTTTGGTACTTATATTACCTAAAGCGGTTAATGGTGTTACAGGATTTTTATAATTAAAATTCATATTTTACTGATTAAGGACCTACCGAATTCCCCTTAAAATAAATATTTTGAGAATCCAATATTTGGAATATAGTATTAGGAAAAGTTGTATAAACTTTATATGTTGTTTGAGGTATTGTTGTACCGCTATAGTTAAACGTGTAAGAGTTTATTGTTCCTTCCGTACCCACTGCGGTCATTAAGTTAGGGCTACTATTTGTATTTAAATCTATCGTTATTTGTATTTCATTGTTAGTTAATGTGGTAGGTATTATCCAGGTATACCAAGCGTCTCCCCCTATGGTATTTTCCATTACTTCTGTGGTCATAAAGTTATACGCAACTTTTAAATTACCAAAAGAATCAATACCTCCAGTTGATTGTGGCACCACTTGACTCTTAATAGTAGGAAATTCACCATTAGTCCAACCCGTAAAATTAACATACAAATTCATATCTGAGTTAAATTGGTTTTGGTCTTGAGTTGGTTGAGTCGCATTTGAAAATCCGTAGAATGTCGAACCTCCGTCATACATCCATTGACCTATCATTGTCGATTTTGATATTGGCTCAATAAATAGATATGCGTATCTAACAGCCGGTAATGGAGTAGGTGTTGGAGTTGGTGTTGGGGTACAAGTAGGTGTTGAAGTAGGTGTTGGAGTAGGTATTGGTGTTCTTGTAGGGTATGGAGTTCTTGTTGGTGTCGGTGTTAGTGTGGGGTATGGAGTTCTTGTTGGTGTAGGGCAAGTAGGACTTGGAGTTGGGGTTATGGTTGGTGTAGGGGTTGGTGTTCTTGTTGGTCTAGGAGTCAAACTAGGAGTTGGTGTGGGTGATGGTGATGGAACATTTAATATGTAAGGACAATTACTATCTTTAACTAATATTGTGTAAGTTCCATAAATATTTATTGGTGGGACAGGCTCAAAAATGAAAGGTAGTGTTACAAAACCTAAATTTATCACATTATCCCCTTGGTATGGTGTGAAAAGAATATTCGCCTCTTCACCATCATAATTAACACTTTTTATTTCAATAAAATTACTCATAATTAAAAATTATTTTCAACCGCCAAACAAATTTCACCCTTTTCTTTTATTAATCTCTGCATATCTGAAAAACTAATAAACGCGTGTCCAGATAACCCCCAATTTCTACCCCAACTATTTTTTAGTCTAAATAATTGTGTTTTTGTGTTAACACCATTTAAAACATATGCGTGACCTCCCGCAATTCTACCACTTATTTTTATTACTCCTTGGTTGTTAGGATAAAACATTCCCATATACCAATTTGTACCAACAACAACAGGTCCTTGAGTTAAAAGAGTTTGTATTAAAGTATTAATATTAAAAGTCCATAAATATGATTTTATTTTACGTATATTTTGTAAATATTTTGCACCTCCTCTAACTGAAGTTCCATTATAATTTTCTCCCGGCCATTCATCTAATTTTTGAGCGTTTCGATAAATTAAAACTGGATCAGTATTTGGTTTAAGTCCTGAATGTTTTATGGGACCATCATCAATCCAATGAGCCCAAGAATATCCAACACAATGAGGTGTATTTCCTTGATTACCCCACCATCCGTCAGCGTCCCAATATTTTTCAGTTAATAAAGTTTTTGGTAAATTAATCTTATTTTCAATTAAATAATTCAAATCTCTTTTATCTATTATCAATTCCCTACCCAAACCAAACCCTAAATTTTGTAGTGTTTCTATATTTAACGTAGTTGTTGTTGTGGTGGAACTATAAATGTCGTATTCAAAGTCATTAACTTCACATACCGATAAATCACAATTAGGACAATCGGGGTCAAACATAATAAACTTATCTTTTAAAAGTTTGAAATTATGCTTTACTTCCGACGCTTTTAAAGGTTCAACATACATTCTAAATTGGGAGATTCCTCCCTCAAAAGTTCCTGCAAAATTTTGTTCTATTTGTATGTTAGTATTTAATCCGCTAAAAGTTGTACCTGACAATACATTTGATGGAAACAATTCTGGGTCTTGAACGTACGGACCTTCTAATTGAGTTGATGAACTAAAAACTAAATTATCTCTAAGTCCTTGAGTTCCTCCTCCCCAAGAAATGTTAAACGGAACTCCAATTTGTCTTTCTTTGTCCGTATTTAACGCTCTTGGTATTATTTCCTCAAAATCTTCAATAGTATGATGTAATTTACCGTTAACATAAATTTTTAATCTACCTTTTCTAAATTTACCATCTAATAACCATTTTTCATTTAAGTTAACCAACTCCATCTGTAATGCAGTTTTTTTACCATTTGTATATGGTGTAGTGATTAACGAAACTGAGTTATTTGCTAATGACTCTAAAAATATTTTTTTAGTTATGTCCGCTAATCCTCCTCGATATTTTAAATCACATTCATCTAAAAATGTATATCTTTCCCAAACAACGTTAACTTGAAACCAATGTTCTAAATCTAACCAAGACGGGTTTTCTTTTTCACATTTAGGATAAATTGGTGGTGTACAATATTCTGTGATAGTATAACCGGTGTTATATGTCTTACCTGTTTCACAAGTTCCTGTTGTTACACAATCACCTGTAAACCTTAAAAATCTAACACCTATTTGAGGGTTTTTTGGGTCTCCGCAAAGTTTTAATGCGAAAGCATTTGACATTCCGTCATATAACGGGTCTTTTTCACAAGTATCCTCTATTGAATCGAAAGTTTCTTCACACGTATCACAATCATCACACTCATAACAAGTTTGACAATCGGGGGTACAGGTTGTGGTTACCACACAACCATCTGATATTGTAGTTGTTGTGGTTGTAGTTGTTGCACTTATAATAGTTTCACATTTGTGAGTTTGACACTCCCATCCACAAGTTTCACAAGGATTCTTATTACAATCACACCCACAAGTTATACTTATTTCTTTATTACCATTACATTTATCACAACCATAATTTACGTGAGGGTCGTGAACACCATTAACTGAACGTGGAGGATATATAAAAATACACCTACTATTTGTAATTGTATTATTACAACAAGAACAAGTTGTTATACCTGTTAATTCAGATGTTATCCTAGTATATCCTGTAAAACAATTTGGTGTCCCATCGGCATGATGATAATACTTATTTTCGGATCTTGCACCAAAGTAAAAGAAAATATTTTTATTATTAGGATATATTTCATTTAAAGTTGTTTCCCCTAAATCAGGAAAATACTCATTAAATAATCTAGGTTTTAACAACATTTCAACAGACCAACCCTTATTAAATCTTTCGGGTAAAATCTCATAATCATACCCAAATAATTTATAAAATCCTTGATAGAATCCTCCATATAATTCGTGATATTTTCCAAAAGAAGGGTCTTCTTTACTCACAACTTCATATAAAGTAGTCTTTTGTATACCTGAAAATCTAATATTTGGAGACTGAGTATATCCTGTAACTTGAAATAATTTTAATCTTCTGTCAAAATGTAATCTATCGAATTTTAAACTATCTTCAAATAATCCATTGGTAAATGTAATTGTTTCTCCTGTCATTTTAGTTACAAGTCCATTATCCGTACCTGTTAAACCAATATCACAAGATGTTGACGAACTAAAACAATTTAAATTTTCATTCTTAGGATTATAATTATTTTGGGAGACTATTACATTGTTTTCATTATATTCTTTATAATTTAAAACAATATTTTGTGTTGTTCCGGAATCATTCAAATCAAAATACACAGGTAATTTTTTACCGTAGGTTTGAGATATTAGATACGGAGAAAAAACTACCTCCTGATTAAACTCGGTTTCATCGGTAGTTAATGACATATCGTAAGACCCCAAAGACAATTTAGGAAACCATTTCGAGTTAGCCCAATGATTAATATTTTGATTTGACATCTTTTTTTATGATAAATACATTAAAGTGAAGTATTTATTAATAAAAAAGTTGTGAATATTTATAATCATTACTCTTTTATTTAAAATCAAATATGAAAACAGAAAAAAAGAATTTAAATAGAAAAAAAATCAAACCTGATTCTGAGGATTCAATATCTGAAAAAGATGTTAAAATTGAATTGGATAAGTTTAAAGGAGAATTAGATGAATTGGTTGATGATGATGGAGGTTTATTGGGTAGTAAAATACCACTATATAATATGACACTTCATCCAAGAAAAACGATGGATCAGACCGTTGTTGCATCAAGAATTTCTAATGATCCAGTAACAAGAGGTTATCGTGTTTATTACGGTGAAAGTGAAGAAAAAGATGATAATGTTGTTTCCGAGATGGATTTTTCAGATGCCTTTGGTTATGAAGAAACTAAAGACCTAGATTATAATGGTACCGTTAAAACTCTTAAAAAAATGGGTATTGAAGACCCAATTGAAAGAGATGAAAGAGCTCAGGCCTTTGGAAAATTAAGAGGTAAAAAGGTTAAAAAGACTAAAACAGGTAAAAAAGTATTAAAACAAAGACTTGTTGAAAAAGATAGTATAGAAGAAGAACAGAAAAAAAGAATGATTAAAATGGTTGAAGATATCTTGGCAAAAAAATCTAAAAAAGATAATGATGTTATTAAAAAAGAAACATCTGTTAGTAAAATTTTAACCAAAAATCTTCAAAATATTAAAAAATTGGCAGATAAAGAAGGTATTAGTATTAACCAGTTGATTAAAGTTTTAAAAACAGGTGAATAATAAATTATACGGAAATAAAATTGAACTACCTGAAGATGTTGTTACCTATTTAGGTCAATGTTTTGAGGCCGCAAAAGGTGCGGATGATAAAACTGAAGGTTTTAAAAGAAATAAAGAACTAAGAGATAGTAGGGAAGTTACTTATCAACAATTAAAAAGAATGAAAAATTTCTTCGACAATTTTAATGGTAATGAAAATGACTTAACTTATATATTAAATGGTGGGCATTACGTTAAAAATTGGGTTGATAAAACTTTAGATGGGATGAGAAGAGATACAAAATCAAATGATGAATTAAGACCTCACGACCCTGAAAACCCACATACTAATATTGATGTTAGGAATCTAAATAGACCATCAAAATCGCATAAAACTAATTTAGGCCAATACGATTTACAGGTGACAGAGAGTCTTAGAAGAATAAAAGACATAATCAATAAAATAATTTAAAGTTATGATACAAGAACCATTAAATTTTGAACAACCAAAAAACAAACTTACTGAAGTTGCTGAAATGGAAAGAGCTAGACTTTTACCAAAAAATGATTTTAACACTAAAAATGAATATTCAGCAGTTAATAAAGACGCTTTGGCTGATGGGGACGAAAATGGTAAGGGGACAGGACAATTCTTAGATATTTTCAATGACAAGGCCGGTGCTATACAGGATATCGTGGAAAGAAAAAAAGAATTAGCGATTAATGAATACGGACCATCAAAACCTTACACAAAACCAACATCATAATGAAACTTTACAACATAGCTAAATCACTTATTTTAGAAGTAGCATCAATCGATTCTATTGTTGACGCTATTAAAAAAAGAAAAAAAGTGATAATTTACTATGATGGTGATGAACCAGGAGGAAGAGGTTTAAGAGAAATTGAACCTGTTTGTTTTGGTTATAGTAAAGCAGATAATCCCGTTTTAAGAGCGTGGGATTCTGAAGGGTCTTCACATACCGCATATAAAGGTGAACAACCTTTACCGGGATGGAGGTTATTTAGAGTTGATAAAATTTTATCTTTCAAACCTTCAGGAGAAGAGTTTAATGAAATTAGGCCGGGTTATAATAAAACTGGTGATAAAGGTATGACAAAAGTAATAATAAACACGTCTTTTGACGATATAAGAACTACTTAATAATGACAAACGAAAGTGACTTAATTAAAAAATTAATGATTTCCAAACAAATAATGGATAAACATAAAGAAATGCCAAGAGCGGGAAATCAGCCACCCATAAATGAAAATTTTTCATCCCCAGATGTCCAAGAGTTTCAAACACCACAACCAAAATACTCTATACCTAACGAATTTATGCCCGAAACAAAGAAAAATTTTAACCCACAACCTATTACTGAGGATAGAGTTATGTCATCAAAATTACCCGATGAGATAAAAAAATTAATGATTGAGCACCCAATTAATCAACCTTCTATGTCTGCCGGACCAACTCTATCTAATGATTTAGTTGAAAAAGCTGCCAGACTTATGACCACAAATGCCGCAGGTCAACAAACTAATAAATCACAACCAACACAAAAACCTAATTTAGGGATAGACACAGAAACTATCAAGTCAATTGTTAGGGAGACTATTGAAGAGGTTTTATCTGAAAATGGTTTATTAGTGGAATCGACATCAAAATCTAATGAAGTGTTTTCATTTAGAGTTGGAAAACATATTTTTGAAGGTAAGGTTACTAAAATTAAAAAAATTCAATAATTTAATAAAAATTTATTACTTAATAATCCTCACATAAATTGTGGGGATTTTTAATTGAATATAATGGGGATTATTGGCATTGTAACCCAAATAAATTTAGTCCTGACTACTTTCACCCTCATAAAAAAAAGAAAGCTATGGAAATTTGGGAAGACGATAAAATAAGAATTGATAATTTAAAGAATTATGGTTATAATTTGGAAGTGATATGGGAATCAGAATTTTCCGAACACAAATCAATTATAGAAATAATACAAAAATATGTCAAAAATTAATGTTTTAGTACTCGCATCAGATTTTACCGGCGTTGGTAAGTTTCGCTCAGTTGACCCGCACGTAATGTTGCAAAATATGTATCCAGATGAATTTCACGTGGATATTGATTACAATCCCCAAATAGAAAACGATAACTATTGGAAAAAATATCAGATAGTTCACGCTCATAGAAGTATTGGACAAGATTATGATAAAGTACCGGCGTTAATTACTAAATTAAAGTCTATGGGTATTATAGTTATTGTCGATTTAGATGATTATTGGTTACCCACAATAGAACACCCAATACATAGTATAATCGTTCAAAATAAAATTCACGAAAAAATTGTTGCCAATTTAAAAGTTGCAAGTTGTGTTACAACAACTACAACATTGTTCGCAAATGAAATACGCAAATATAATAAAAATGTTTATATATTACCTAACGCAATTAACCCTGACGAAGCACAATTTAAAGAACCAACCTTAAAGTGTGATAAAATTAGAATAGGATGGTTAGGAGGTTCTTCGCATCTTCACGATTTAAAATTACTTGACGGATTTATTTCAAAAAACGGAGAAGAATTCAATAAAAATATTCAATACGTTTTATGTGGATTCGACACAAGAGGTACTGTTACAGAAATAAATAAAGAAACGGGTAAACAAACAAGAAGAGATATTTTACCTCACGAAACGGTTTGGGCAAGATATGAAGAAATTTTTACAAATAATTATAAAACTATTGATGAGAATTATAAAAAATTCTTAATGGAATTTAAACAAGATGAATATTCATCCGATTATACTTTACCATATAGAAGAGTTTGGACTTTACCTGTAACTACTTACGCTAAGAATTATTCTAAATTCGATATTTCATTAGCACCAATTAAAAATCATATCTTTAATAGAGTTAAATCTCAATTAAAAGTTATTGAGGCAGGTTTCTATAAAAAAGCATTAATCGCTTCTAACATAGGTCCATATACTATAGATTTAAAACATTGTTTAAAAGATGGTAATTTTGTTGATGGTAACGCGTTATTAGTTGATGAGCAAAAAAATCATAGTGATTGGGCTAAATACATTAAAAAATTGGTTACCAATCCAAATATGATTGAAGATATGGGTAATCGCCTATATGAGACGGTTAAAGACACGTATCACCTTAAAAATGTAACAAAAACAAGATGTGAAATTTATAAAGATTTAGTGAAATGATTGTAAAAGTACCTCTAACAAAAATACTTTTTATGGATATTGAGACCGTGGGTTGTTATAAAGACTATACCACCTTTTTAGAACAAGATATATCTTTATGTTCACAATTTGATAAATATTTTGATTGGTTCTTAAAAAGATTTCCTGAAGATGATATTGAAGTTGGTTCTAATCTTCAGGAAATATTTAACCATAAAAATAATGTTTTCATTAAAAGATCGGCTTTAGTTCCTGAATTCGCCAAAATAGTTTGTGTTAGTTTTGCATTTGTAACCGATAGTGGAGACATTAAAAGACAAACATTTTCAGGTGATGATGAAAAACAACTTTTAAAATCTTGTAAAGTTTTATTAGATAGATGTTCAAAATTAGATTTCTTTTTATGTGGACATAATCTAAAGAATTTCGATATTCCAATGATTGCGAAAAGAATGATTATTAATGGTATTATGCCTCCATCAATTTTACCAAATTACGATACAAAACCTTGGGAAGTTAAGGCAATTGATACAAAAGAAATTTGGCAATATGGTTCATATAGTTCAATAGGTTCCTTAGATTTATTATGTTCCTGTCTTGAACTACCTTCATCAAAAGAAGGGGAAGTTAAGGGGGATAATGTTCACGATTCTTATTGGAATGGTGGTAAATTAAAAGAAATATCTGAATATTGTGAAGAAGATGTTAATGTATTAATAAAAGTTATTAAAAAATTAAAAGAATTAGAATGAAATACGATTTAAATTCTCTTAGAGAACAAACAAAAAAAATAAGAAGTGTTTTAGGTGAAGATACTGATGAAAATTTTGATTATAAATTAATTGAAGATGAATATGGTATAGATATACTTGGAATGGAAAAAGATATGTCTAATTATGCACCAAGAATAGAATTACCATATCACAAGTTAAATGAAGATGCTATAAGTCCTAAATACAATTATGAAGGAGATTCAGGTTTTGATTTATATTCAACTGAGGAGGTTGTTATTGAAGGATTTGGTAGAGCGTTAATTCCTACTGGATTATCATTTGACATTAAAGACGGGTATGAGATTCAAGTTAGGTCTAAAAGTGGGTTAGCGATTAATCAAGGATTAATGTGTTTAAATTCACCAGGAACCGTTGATAGTTCTTATACAGGTGAGGTAAAGGTTATTATTTTTAACACAAATAAAACACCTTTTACAATTAAAAAAGGTATGAAAATATCTCAAGCAGTTTTATGTCCCGTAGTTAATGGTAAATGGGTTAATCCAACTGAAAGTATTAATAAATTTGATAAAGACCGAGGTAGTAACGGGTTCGGTTCGACTGGAATATGATTACAATAGGATATAGTACAAGGGTCTCAAACCCGGAATATAAAAAATATATACAAGATACTTGTATGTATAAAGAAGTTCAAATTATTGAAAAAGTTAATAATGGTGAAAAATCATTATCAAAGGTTTACAATGAAATTATTGAAGAATCCAATCACAATATAGTTGTTTTACTTCACGATGATTTGGAGTTTGAAACTAAGAATTGGGGTGATAAATTATTAAAACATTATAGTAAAAATCCTGAATATGGGATTATTGGCGTCGCTGGTAGTAAATTTTTACCTGAAACAGGAAGATGGTGGGACGTTCCTCAAACAATGTATGGTATTGTCAACCATAAAAATGAAGGTAAGAAATGGACTAGTACATATTCAAAAGATTTAGGTAATAAAATTGAAGAGGTGGTTTTGGTTGACGGTCTTTTCATTTCTTTCGATAAAACTAAGATTAAACATAAATTTGATGAAGAGTTTAATGGGTTTCATTTTTATGATTTATCTTTTTGTATTCCAAATTATTTGTCTGATGTTAAAATAGGTGTAATAACGGATGTTAGATTAACACATTTATCTATTGGTATGACAAATGAAATATGGGAAAAAAATAGAGCCCAATTTGTTGGTAAATACAAAAATAATTTTCCAATCGACATTACAAATCAAGGGGTTTGTGACACTTTTATATTCTGTCACGACCAAGATATAATATTGGAGTATGAGCAGAATAAAAAATTTAACCATATTAAAAATTATAAATATGTTTTTTTAGGTGGTAGACCTACAGATAAAATTCAGGATAATAATAAAATTATCATTGCCAAAAATTTAGAACATAATATGGAAGAATATCCAAATATAAATTCATATACAGGTTGGTATGCTTTGTGGAAAAATAAACTAATAAAGACACCTTATGTTAATTTATTTGAATATGATGTTGTTTTAAGTAAGAGTTTAGAGCAGGTTATAAGTAAATATTTGTATGAAGAGTTTAAAATTATTGGATACGTTCCAATACCTTGTAATAATTTTCATTTTATAAATAATTCCGTATGGGTTAGTGAAATCTTTTCGGCAATAAAAGAAATTTATAAAATAGATTTAGAAAAAACTATAAGAATTATATTAAGTAGGAACCCAAATATGATGTGGTCATCGACTAGCAATTGTACAATGAATACGTCATTTTTTAATTCATATATGGAATGGTTTAATCCAATTGTCAATAAAATTAAAGAATCAAAAACCGCAGGTCACGCCCACGAAAGATCAATAACATTTTATTGTTATTTAAAACAATTAAATCCTTTAATCTTAAATAACTTAATGAAACATTATCAGATGAATTCTCACGGAACTCAAGACCACGTTGTAGATTTTGATAATCAAATAAAAGAACTAATAACAAATTAAAAAATGTTAAATAAAGACGCTATCGTTGTTTTAACTAGAGGTTATAATAACCCAATTCATTATAGTTCGTTAATTTTTAGAAATAAACAAATTGAGGAACAGATTTTAAAAAAATCTAATAGAAATTTTGATATGATAATATTTCACGAAGGTAATATTACTAAAGACCATCAGAAATTTATCTCCAATGGAACGCCAAATTTAAAATTAATTTTTATTGATATAAAAAAAACAAATCCTAAAACCGCCTTTGATGATAATAGAAATTTGATAAATATGGATTTGTGTCCACCTACCGTAGAATCTAATATGTTTCCATTGGGATATAAACATATGTGTCACTTTTGGTCGATAGATTTTTTAGAATATCTTAAAGATTATGAATTTATAATTAGAATTGATGAAGATTGTTTTATAAAAAATTTTGATTTAAAACTAATCGATGATATGAAGAAAAATGAAATTTATTTTGTTTCACCTGAATTCCAAAAACAAGATGAATGGTATGTTATTGTGGGTTTAGAAACCCTTTGGAATAAATTCATAAAAGAAAATGATATAACACCATTTAAATCTTTCGGGGACATTAAATGCCCATACACTAATTTAATGATTGTCGATATTAAAAATATTTTAAAAAATGATTTAATTAATTCTTTTTTAAAATGTGTTGATAATTCTCACGGAATATATAGTAATAGGTGGGGGGATCTTCCAATATGGGGGGCGGTACTTTCAACTTTATTGGAACCTAAACATTACTCGGAAAATAAATCAATTTCTTATTTTCATCAAAGTCATAATAAAAATATTAATTAATGGACAAAAGTTTAGTTTTAATTCATCTTGGAAACCATTTTTTTGATTATATTAATGATTGTATAAGTCAAATAAAAAAATTTAATGATGATAAAATTTTTTTAATCATTAATGAATGTAATGTTGGAAAAATAATTGATAAAGATGTTATAATAGTATCGTCAGAATCCTTACCTAAAACAAAAAATCATATAAATTTTGATAAAAACAATAATCTTGATAAAGAATTTAGGGGAGGGTTTTGGAAATTTTCAACTGAAAGATTTTTATATATTGAGGATTTAATGTTTTTTTATGGGTTAGAAAATGTTTTTCATTTAGAAAATGATAATTTAATTTTTTTTGATTTAGACGAATATATAGATTTTTTTAAGTCTAATTATGAACTGGCGGTTACATTTGATAATGATTTTAGAGCCATTCCAGGATTCGTATACATTAAAAATTTGGACTCTATTACCAAACTAAATAGTTTTATTAACAATAATCCTAACAGAAATGATATGGAATTATTATCCGAATATAAAAATTACGTGAATAAAATGTTTAATTTACCTATATTACCATCTAATTATGATTCAGAATTAATAACATTGACCGGTAATAAATCAAAAAAACCAAATCAATATTTTAATAATTTTGAATATTTTAATTCCATTTTCGATGCCGCAGCAATAGGTCAATTTTTAGGAGGGATAGACCAAAGAAATGTGGGACATAAACTATCAACAGAGGGATTTATAAATGAAAGTTCATTTTTTAATCCTAATCATTTTAAATTCATATTTAAAATTGATAATAGAAATAGAAAAATACCTTTTTTAATTTATAAAGATACCGAAATAAGGATTAATAATTTACACATACACTCAAAAAATTTAAAAAAATTCGTATCATGATCGAAATTAATGAATTTATAACCGGTAATAATTTTAAAAAAAGATGTCATTATTATTTTGATGAATTTGGTTTTGGGACTATTAAAAATCCTTCACTAAATGAAATTCCAAAATATTTTGTAAAAACTGATTTCATTGATTTATTTTTTTCTAAAATTAAACCTAACTCAGATTTTATTATTGTCACACATAATAGTGATTATCATATTACAAAAAATCACGAAAAATATTTAAATGATAACCACTTAATAAAGTGGTTTGCGCAAAACGTTGATTTTACACATCCTAAATTAAACTCAATCCCAATCGGGATTGCGAATGAAAAATGGTTACACGGTAACATTGAAGTTTTAAATAACATTATGTTGGAAGACAATGAAAAATCTAACTTAATATATTGTAATTTTGATATCAGAACAAATATAATAGAAAGAAGTTTTTGTATGAAATCAATGATTGAAAATAATCTTAAAATGTCCGAAAGAACAGATTTTAAAAATTATTTAAAAGATTTATCTAAATCATTTTTTGTTCTTTCACCAAATGGTAATGGGGTTGATTGTCATAAAACTTGGGAATCTTTATATTTAAAGACTATTCCTATTGTCACAAAATCAACCAATATTGATTTCTATAAAAATCTACCTATATTAATAATTAATAATTGGAGTGATTTAAAATTAGAAAATTTGACAGAATCGTTATATTATCGTATTTGGGATAACTTTAATTTAAATAAATTATCTATTAATAACTTTTTATGAAAATATTAATATTGGTTTTATCTTATAATGATAACGGAGGTACTTATAGTAAGTTTTACGAAGCTCAAAAAACGACTTGGGATTCTATAAAAGTGGATAATGTTGATACATTTTATTATTTTGGGAATTCGATTGAAAACAAAATTATTGGGAATGAGATATATACGACAGACATCGAGAATTATAAATGCACTGAAAAAATGGTTTCCGCTTTTAATTTGGTTAAAGATTTTGATTTTGATTATATAGTTAGAACTAATTCCAGTTCTTATTTAGATAAAGAATTGTTTTACGAGTTTTTATCTAACAAACCAAAAAATAATTTTTATGGCGGCATTATTGGAAATCATAATGGAATACCCTTTGCTTCAGGAGCGTTATTTGTAATGAGTCGAGATATTTTTAATCTTGTTATTGAGAATTCCGATATGATTGATAGGTCATTAATTGATGATGTGTCTATTGGACACTTATTACAAAAATTTAATGTTTATCCTAACGGTGCTGAGTTTACCAGGTACGACATTCCCGATCACGGTAATTTAACCAACCCAAATTCAATTAATTTTTTTCATTATCGTTTAAAAACAAATCATTATTTTAGAGATAATGACATTCAAACAATGAAAGACATACATCAATTAAAAATTAAAAATACAATTATTGTGGATAAAATACTATTAAAATTTAATGAAAATAAAAATAGGATTAGTGATATTAACGAACATTTAGAAACTCTATATCAATACTCAAAAGAATGTGAACATATTACGGAGATGGGTGTTAGAGGAGCTTGTTCTACTTGGGCATTTTTATGGTCAAATCCTAAAAAAATGATTAGTTATGATATTATGAAAACTAATGAAGTTTATGAAGTTGAAGATATTACTAAAGAATGTGGATATAATTTTAATTTCGTAGAATCCGATGTTCTTAAAATAGAGATAGAACCTACCGATCTATTATTTATTGATACTTTACATACATATACTCAATTATCTAATGAGTTAAATCTACATTCTAAAAAGGTTAATAAATACATTATCTTACACGATACCGTTTCTTTTGGATATAGAGATGAGGTAATTTATGAACACGCTAGCGATATTATTAAAGAAAAAGATAGAAGTAAAGAAGGTTTAAATCCCGCCATTGATGATTTTTTAAAAACTGAGCCGGGTCAAGATTGGTTTGTTTTTAAAACTTACTTAAATAATAATGGGTTAACAATATTAAAAAGAAAATAAATGAAAATTTTATTTGTAACAAATTCGTCAGGTCCTGATTATATGTCAGATGTTTTATTTCATGGGGGTAAATCAATTTATAGACACGATTTTTATGAATCAAAAAAAATGTGGTATATGTATGATGATTTTGTTGATAAAAAAAGTTTATATGGTAGAGGTTTTACATTATATGGCAAAATAAAAAAATCGGATTATAACGAATTACCTGATAATATTATAGACCTAATAAGTAACAAATTTTTTGATAAAATCATTTACGGTTCTATATGTAGATGTGACGATTATTTCGATTTGGTGTCAAAAGTATACAATAAAAAAGATATTATAGTTATTGATGGTGAAGATGTGGGAGACATTAACAACTCATATGTAAATAAATCTATATATTTTAAAAGAGAACTTTATAAAAAACAAAATGATGTTCACCCAATAAATTTTGGGATTCCTGAAGAACTTATATTAACTAATTTAACGTCAAAATCAGATATAATTTCAAATATAATACCTGATAATAGTAGAAATTATAAGTATGAGTATGAGGAGGATTATTATAATCATTACTCAAAATGTTGGTTCGCAATAACTAAAAAAAAGGCGGGATGGGATTGTTTGAGACATTATGAAATAATGATGAATGGATGTGTTCCATTGTTTGAAAATTTGGAAAATTGTCCCGAATTAACTTTAACTGATTTACCTAAAAAAGAACTTATTTTATTTAACAAAGAACGAATACCTAATTTAGAACATAATGAATTTATTCTTGATTATGTTAAGAATAATTTAACAACTAAAAAAATTTTTAATAAAGTAATTAATTACTAAAATTATGTCAAACTACTTAATTGTTGATAATATTGTTGCAGGTCAAACCCCAAACATAGAGGAACCGTTTTTAAAAATATTACACGAATTCGATAAAATTATTGAAATTGGTTTTCATAGAGGTGGGTTATCTCTATGGTTACATAAAAACAAAAAAATTGAAGATTTAAATTATGAAGATTTAATTAATAAAAAATTAAATCTAGTTAAAAATAATGTTTATAATCTTAACTTATTAAATTACGATTACTGGGAAGAAAAAATACTTTCACTATTATGAATAAATTGATTTATTTTACTTTAAGTAATAATATAAATTATATAAAATTGGCCGAACTATGTGTAAAATCTTTATACCAACATAACTACGATGGAGATTTTTTATTTATAACAAATTTTGAAAAAGAAATTTTAAATAGTATTGAATTCGTTAAGTCTCCGTATTTTTTAAAAATAGAAAATAATTCTTTATTTGAGTCCAGCTCAAATAAATTGAAAATATATAATTTTGAAAAAGTTTACGAATTTGATAAAATTATATATTCGGATTTAGATATTTTATGGTTAAAAAATCCTGACATAATATTTAAAATGATAGAAACTGACGAAATTTATATAAGTACAGAAAATTCGTTAATGTCTGACGAATGGTGGGGATTAAGAATATTAAATCAAGATGAAAAACAGGGTATTATTAAAAACCGAATAAATGGACTTAACGCCGGTTTATACGGATTTAATAGTAGAATGATAAATCATTTTAAAAAAATTGACCAGTTTTTAATCGAAAATAAAGACTTATCTAATGAATGTTTAGAACAACCATTTTTAAACGTTTACTTATATAGAAATAAATTATATAATACTAATATATCAAAATATATTTCGCATAACGGATATAATTTAAATGAATTTGACGGAGTTGTCCTTCATTTTGCGGGAGGACCTGGTAATTTTAATTCAAAATATGAAAAAATGAAAAATTTTAAAATTAAAAAATAATTAATTATGGTTTTTTTAAATACTAGAGAGGAACTTTTAGATTTTATAAAGGAAAAAAAAATAGTCTGTGAAATAGGTGTATTTAAAGGAGAATTTTCTAAAATTTTATTAGAAAAATTAAAACCCGATGAATTACATTTAATCGATATTTTTGACGGTGAAATGTGTTCCGGTGATAAAAATGGGGATAATATAGTTTGGACTAACTTAGATAAAGAATATTCTTTATTAACTGAAACATATAAAAACAATAAAAATGTTTTATTACATAAAGGTTATAGTGAAAAAATTTTAAACAACTTTATAGACCAATATTTCGATTTAATATATATTGATGGTGATCACTCATACGAAGGGATAAAAAAAGATTTGGAAATTAGTTATTCTAAAATAAAAAATAATGGATTTATATGTGGTCACGATTATGTATCACCTAGATTTGAGGGGGTTGTAAAAGCGGTAAACGAATTTTGTGAAGAAAAAAAATTAAAAATAGATTACTTAACTAAAGATGGGTGTCCAACGTTTTGTATTGTAAAAAAACATTAATTATATAGGTATTAAAGTTATAAAATGATAAAAATAATTAATTTTACACCAACTGGGACTCAAACAACTAGAGATAATTCTTTAGCACCACTAACTCCAAATGAAATTATTGAGGAGGTTCATAACGCTTACGAATTAGGTATCACCGTTACTCACATTCATGCGAGAGACCCAAAAGATTTTTCTAACACATATAGAAAAGACGTATATGGTGAAATTATAACAGGGATAAGAAAATATTGTCCTAACTTATCTATTTGTGTTTCTTTAACGGGAAGATTACATCCTGAGTTTGAAAAACGTTCTGAGGTATTAGAACTTTATCCCGATATGGGTTCTCTAACAATGTCATCACTTAATTTCCCAAAATCAGCATCGGTTAATGAACCTGATATGATTTTAAAGTTAATCCAAAAAATGGATGATTGTGGCGTTATACCTGAGATTGAGTGTTTTGATAGTGGAATGTTAAATTACACAAACTATTTAATTTCAAGAAATATATTAAAAGGTCCTCACTATATTAACGTTATATTGGGTAATATATATAACGCTCAAACCGATTTATCAACAATATCCTCAATATATTATAATAAACCTGAAAATTCTTTAATGTGTCTTGGTGGGATAGGTAAAGACCAACTTAGAAGTAACATTATGGGTTTATTATATTTTGACGGTATTAGAATTGGTCTTGAGGATAACTTATATTACAGAGATAGAGAAAAGACAACCAATATTGATTTATTAAAAAGGATTCATATCATTATGAATGAGATGGATTTAAAAATTATGAATCCTTTAGAGTTTAAAAAATTAGGGTATGGAAACCAAAAAATTAACAATATTAGGTAAAAGTGACGCCACATTATCTATGATTTTCAGTAATTTAGAATCTAACTACCTATTTCCAAATATTAAAATAATTAATAATCAAAATTTAGATGTGATTTATGAATTTAATAACCCAAAATTTAAATTTGAAATTGTTGGTCATTTAGAAAGTTTAAGTTCTGAGTTTATTATAGGGGCATATTCACCTGAAGCCAAAAAAAAAATATTTGAATATTTTAAAATAAAAATTGACAAGTTTATTAATATAATACATAAATCATCTCAAATATCCTCGACTACTGAAATTGGTAGTGGGTGTTTAATAAATGCACTATCTTCGATAGGTCCTCACACAAAAATAGGTAATTTCGTTTCAATAAATGGGAATTCTTTAGTTGGCCACCACGATGTGATAGGTGATTTTGTAACGATAAATCCTGGAGTTAATATAGCCGGACATTCAATAATAGGTGAAAATACTATAATTGGGATGGGTACAAACGTATTAAATGGAGTCTCAATAGGTAAAAATGTGATAATTGGCGCAGGTTCTTTAGTGGTTAAAGACATACCGGATAACGTAGTGGCATATGGAAGTCCTTGTAAAATAATTAGAGAAAATAAAATTATATGATTTCAGTTTTTGGTTCAAAATATACACAAGAAGACATTGACGGAGTTGTCGAATGTTTAAAAAACGGATGGACGGGTATTGGAAAAAACGTTAAACAATTCGAACAAGAATTTAAAAATAGGTTAAAAGTTGATAATTTTTTGATGTTGGATTCGGGTTCAAACGCGTTGTTTTTGGCGTTGAAAAATTTAAATCTACCTCCAAAAAGTGAGGTAATCTTACCATCATTTACTTGGGTCAGTTGTGCACAATCAATCATTTTAAATGACTTAATTCCAATTTTTTGTGACGTTGATTTATTAACACAAAATGTTACTATTGATTTGATTAAAGAAAAAATAACAAGTAAAACATCGGCAATAATGGTTGTTCATTATGCTGGGTTACCCGTAGATATTAAACCAATAATTGATTTAGGATTCCCTGTTATTGAAGATGCCGCCCACGCCGTAGACTCAACGGTAAACGGCGAATTTTGTGGTACTTTTGGCGATGCTGGAGTTTGGAGTTTTGATTCTGTCAAAAACATTGCCGTTGGTGAAGGTGGTGGAATTTATTTTAAGAATAATAAAATGTCCGAAAAATCATTAATGATGAGATATTGTGGTATTGGTTTTTCAGGGTTTGATTCCGCTCAAAAAAAAAATGACAAGGTTTGGTGGGAATATGATATAAAAGATGCTAATATTAAAATGTTGCCATCCGATATTGAAGGTTCTTTAGCCTTAACACAATTAAAAAATTTAAATAAAAATCAAGATAGAAGAAAAAAAATATGGGACTTCTACCAGGAAGAATTTAAAAATATAAATTTAATACAACCAATTAATTGTGAGTCTAACCAAACACATTCGTATTTTACATATTTTATTCAATTCACAAATAATAAAAGAAACGAAATCGCTAAAAAATTATTTGATTTAGGTATTTATACCACTTTAAGATATCACCCACTTCATTTAAACGATATATTTAAATCTAATTTTTATTTAGAAAATACCGAAAAATTGAATGAGGTCGGGCTAAACATACCATTACATCAAAACTTAACTGACGATGATGTTAATTATGTTACTAACGCATTAAAAAAAATATTATAATATGTTACATATCGTTACCCCGCTATATAGATTTGAGAACCTTGAAAAGGTATATAATTCAATTTTAATAAATGATGACATAACTTGGCATATATCAAAATCAAGTAGGAGAGAAGATTTAAAAAATGATTTTATAATAAAAGATAAAAGAGTTATAATATATGAATTGGATTGCGAAGATAATAATACTACAATAAAAAGAAATACCGCTTTAAATAATATAAAATCAGGGTATTTTTGTTTTTTGGATGATGATACAATTTTTCACGAAAATATGTATATAAAATATAAAGAATGTGAGGAAAATAATTTTATCGGAATGTTAGTTGGTGAACAGATTGATACTGACGATAAATTAAGATTAATAGCCTCAAAACCAGTATATTGTCATATCGATACCGGTAATGTTTTATGTCACACGTCTTGTCTTAAATCAGTTAGATGGCCAACAGAAGTAACTCAAAAATATCAAGCTCGTGATTTTTTATTTTGGGATTCCGTTTTTAATTTTTACGAAAAAAAATGTGCAATATGGAATCAACCAATATCATTCTATAATAAACTAAGACCAAATAATTATGACTCAAAGAAAAAAAACAAATAACAATTCAGAAGAACCGAAAACTTATAAAACAAAAAAAGAGATTATTTCTGAATTAATAAAAAGAAAAACAAAAGAAAAATTCTTATCCGAAAATCAAAAAAAATATTATGATTTACTAACCAAAAGTCAGATTACAATTTGTTCAGGACCTGCCGGTGTTGGTAAAAGTTATATCGCTATGAAAGCGGCTATTGACTTATTGGCCGACCCAACAACTCCATACGAAAAAATTATAATTGTCAGACCAGCGGTTGAGGCTGAAGAAAAACTTGGTAGTCTTCCTGGGAATATGGAAGAAAAATTAGACCCATATATTTTCCCTTCTTATTATCTGATGAATAAATTAATCGGTAAGGATGTTAGAGAAAAATTAAAAAATATGGATGTTATTGAGGTTTTTGCATTAGCATATATGAGAGGTATGAATATCGATAATTCAATCTTAATTTTTGAGGAAGCTCAAAACTCGACTCCAAATCAAATGAAGTTACTATTGACAAGGATTGGTTTTAATAGTAAGTTTTTCATATCGGGAGATTTGGAACAATTCGATAGACATAAAGATAAAACTCAAACAGGTTTGTGGGACGCTTTATCTAAATTTAAAGGTTTAGACGATGTTGGAGTATTTGAGTTTGACCCTAAAGATATTGTACGTAATCCGTTAATTGGTAAAATATTAAAAAGATACGAAGAATGAGAATAGGAGTTGATGTTAATGGGGTATTAAGAAACACCATCGATAAAATCACTCAGACATATCAAAAATTCCTGATAGATAAAACCGATGGAATTGAGTCTGAAGATGATTTCAAATACGAGATAAAACTACCGGTAGAATCAATTGATTTAAAAGACCATTTTAATTTTAGAAATGACGAAGAATTATTTTCATTTCTTTATGAAGAATTTCCAATGGAAATCTTCGGCCATTCCCAATCATCAGAATATACCACATTTAATGATTTAAATCAAATCTATCATAATTTAAGAGATAATCACGATTTAATTATTATATCGGATGAGATTGGTAAATCAAAACCAGCTACTTTATTTTTCTTATCTAAGTTTGGTTGTTTATTTGAAAAAGTAAAATTTTATAGTAATTACACAATTAATTCAATGTGGGACGAAATTGATGTTTTACTTACGGCAAATCCTTCCTTATTATTAGATCATCCGTCAGACAAAATTGTTATAAAATTTGAGACGAGTTATAATAAACACATTCAAAATCAAAACACAATTACAACTATTAGAGATTTTGAAAACAAATTAAAAGAAATAATATGTTAAAAATTTTAGGAGACCACTACTATTTCGATTTAGATGAGATAGAAGAATTCATAAATGTAGAACCAATTGAAAGTGAATTTTCGGGAGAACCAACAAATCAAATATCTGTGGTTAAATACGAAATGGTTAAAATGTTAATCGATACGGTTCTAACTGAAGATGAGGAGGCCGATGAAACATTAGGTTTAAAAGCGTCAAACGATTTATCAATCCCGTTTAAATTAGCGTTTAACTCATTATTAAATAAAAAATTAATAAACAAATATTAAACTATGAATCAAGAACAATTAGTAAAACTGGAACAATCAGTTAAAAATTTAAAAGAAAAAAAATCAAGGATTTATCTTTTAGTTCAAGACACAAAAGGTAATGCAAAAGCATCCATTTCTTACATTTATAATTTAGGAATGGCCTTATTAAAAGGAGGGTACAATCCAATTATGTTACACGAAAAGCCGGACTATATGGGTGTATCAGGTTGGTTGGGTTCTGATTATATGGAAAAATTACCTCATAGAGCTATTGAAGGTCAAAATTTGGAGGTTGCTCCTGAAGATTTTATCATTATACCAGAACTATTCGGTTTTGTAATGAGTCAAATATCAAATCTACCTTGTGGTAAAATTATTTTGTGTCAAGCTTATGACCATATGTTGGAAACCTTACAACCAGGTCAAACTTGGACTCAACACGGATTTTATAAGTGTATTACAACATCAGAAATCCAAAAAGAGCATCTTGAAAGTGTTATGAGAAATGTTTCTTACGATATTCTAAAACCTTTTATTTCTGAAGACTTCGCCCCAAGTAATTACCCGGCAAAACCAATTATCGCTATTCACTCAAGAGAACAAAGAGATACCGCAAATTTTATTAAAACTTTCTATATTAAATTCCCTCAATACAGATGGATAACTTTTAAAGATATGAGGGGATTATCTCAAAAAGAATTTGCAAAAAATTTAAAAGATTGTTTTGTTTCGGTATGGATTGATGAAACAAGTGCTTACGGAACATTCCCATTGGAGTCTATGAAATCGGGAGTACCTGTTATTGGATTAGTCCCTAATTTAGTTCCTAGTTGGATGAATGAAGATAATGGATTATGGATTAATAACAAAAACCAATTGGTTGATTTTACATCTCAATTTTTACAAAACTGGTTAGAAGATAATGTTAGTGATGGTTTATCTGAGGGTATGAAAAAAACTATTTCTGAATTACCAACAGAACAAGAATTTAATTCAAAATCAATTGAATTATTTGAATCGTATATAAATAAGAGATTAGAATCTTTCGAAGAACAATTAAATAAACTTCAAATAGCAGAATAATAATGGAAAAATTTGACGTATCGGTAATATTACCAATTAAATCTTCAAGCAGTGCTTGGTTTGAGGATTATTTTAAAAAATGTATTGAATCCTTAAAACAACAAGTTGTTGGGATTAATGAATTAATTATAGTTCATACAAATGAAACTAATTTGGTTGAATTTTTAAATCAATTTGATTTTGGTGACATTAATGTTGTAAAAATTGAGTGGACTAAAGAAGCCAATTACTCAAACCAAATTAATTTTGGCGTTAGAAGTGCGAAATCAAATTGGGTTTCATTATTCGAATTCGATGATGAATATTCTAAAATTTGGTTCAAGAATGTTAAAAAGTTTTCAGATTCATATCCTGATGTTGACGCTTTTTTACCTATTGTTGTTGATACTGACGAGAAAGGTGTTTTCGCGGGTTTCACAAATGAAGCAACATTCGCTCTTAACATTTCATCTGAAATGGGTTACCTAACTAATGAAACTTTACAAAATTATCAAAATTTCCAAACATCAGGAATGGTTATTAAAAAATCTTCTTTTATTGATTTTGGACTTTTAAAACCATCTTTTAAACTAACATTTGGTTATGAATTCTTTTTAAGAATGACACATAATTCCATTAAATTTATGACAATACCTAGAATTGGGTATAAACATACTAATTTAAGAGAAGGTTCTATATTTTGGAATTATAAAAATGGTGATAATATTTTAACTGACAATGAGGTTAGATTTTGGGTCGACTCGGCAAAAAAAGAATATTTCTTTATTAATGATAGAGCCATAAAATATGAACCTAGTGAAGTTTAATGTTTGAAAATATTACTTTATCAGGCGAAACAAGTGTTGAGTCTAAGAAGAAAGGTAGGAAACCAACTCAAACAAATTATTTTGATGTTAAAGAGGAGATGGCCGTTCTAAGATTTTTAGAGGCCACTTCCTTACACGAAAGAAACAAAATATACAATGAGTTTTTAAGAAAACCTTTAGACAAAATGATATCTTCAATTATTAGAAGATATAAATTATATAGAAAAGATATGGATTTTTATGAAATTCATATAGATACTCACTCTTTCCTTATGACAAAACTTGAGAAGTTTAAACCGTCAAAAGAGAAAAAAGCTTATTCTTATTTTGGTACGATATGTAAGAATTATCTTATGGGTCAAATAATTAAAGACCAAAAAGAAATTAATCGTAAAATATCTTATGAAGATATCTCCTCTGATTTAGAAAATAATGAAGAATTTTCATATACGATAGATAAAGAACATATAGATTCTGAATTAATAATTAAAAATTTTTTAAAAGAATTAGATTCGTTTTTAGTTAAAAAAGATTTAACAGAAAACGAAGTCAAATTAGGTCGAGCATTATACGATATATTTGAAGACTATGATGATATTTTTATAAGTAATGATAATAATAAATTTAATAAAAATATCATATTATTATCAATCAGAGAAATGACTAATTTAAATACTAAAGAAATTAGGAACTCTATGAAAAAATTCAAAATAATATATGAGAACTTAATTCAAAATATGGTTAAATAATATTTATAATTTATGGGCAGACCTCCAAAAAAAGAAATAAATCTAACTAAAGAATCTATATTATCTCTAATGCAAGAGATATATAATGAGTTAGTCGAACAAAGAACTACCGCAATTAGAATTCAAAATAAAATGTTGGCAATGATGAAAGAACCTGAAGATATGACTCTCATTGGTCCTGTAATCGAAAAACAACAAAAAATTGTTAATGATTGTGTGGATAAAAAATTAGCACTTTCCAAACTACAATCAAGTATTTGGGAAAAAACAAATTCAACTCAAGAGTCTTTTTCTTTATCTGATTTAGATGTTGATGATAACATATTATCAGAGTTAATCAACAAAGATGTTGATAACAATACACCTTTTAAAATGAAAAAATAATGTCTTTAGACTTAGAAAATGACTATAAAAAAGCGAAAGAAAAAGTTAAATCCATAAAAAATTATAAGGATTTAAAAACTGAGTACGTTAAAGCTAAGAAAAAAACCGCTAAAGATTCTTTTGAAAAAAATAAATCTGAAGTCACTAAGAAAGTTTCTAAGGTTAGTAAAAAAACTAATGATTTAAAAAAAGATTTAAAAAAATTTGAAAAGAAAGTTAAAACTCAATTTGACCATTTATTGGAAGTATTGACATTAACAAATGAAAATGGTGGTAACACTTACAACTATTTAAAAAGAACTTTTTTAAAAACTTTAAATAATATTGAACCTAAAATTTTAGATATTCTATATAAAGAAATTTTTAAAACGGTCGGTTGTGATCAACAACAGGCTTTTAAACCAAACACAATTGTTTACATTAAAGTTAAATCTATAGATTTAGTTGATTTATTAAAAATTGATCCGAATGATATTGAGGGTAGATGTTTATATGAAACAAGATCTTTAGCACCTAACGATAGACCTAATGCGACAAACAAAGAATTATATAACAGAATCCAATTTCCAAATGTTAGTTTTAACACTCAATACGGAAATTATTATTTAGGTAAATCTAATCAACCTTTATTTGATATTACTTATGTTGAAAACGATGATTTAGGTAGACCAGGACCTTGGTATAAGGTTGAAATCGTTAACAGGGGGAATAATTTTTTAATATATGAATTTTTATTGGACTACTATAAAACAATAAAAGTTGTTGAATTCAAAAATATATTGGCTTCAATTATGGAGCAACTTACCGGTATGATATCAATTAATATTGGTGCAGGACAATTCCAAATTGAGGATATGGGAAAATTTCAATTAATAATCCAAAGGATTTTGGGGTTATGTTTTGATGAGGATAAAGAAATTGACGTTAGCGGTATTGCTAAAGTATCTGAACTAGATGGTATCGATAATTCATTTTTTGAATTTACTGATAATGATCTGTCAACGATTGAAGAAAGACTTGAAAATATTAGAAAAGGTGTTGTCAAATTTATTGAGTGTGACGATGTGGAAATTCCTGTAGACGCTGACGCGATTATAAATTCTTTAAATAATTTAGAATATATTCAAGATGTTAATTTAATTGACGCTGCGGACAATTTAACTAATCAAGTTAATAACGATCCTCAGTTCAATGGATTTGACATTCAAATCGCATTAAATGTTAATTTTATAAAACTTATTTCACAAGGATTAGTAGTTTCTTTATTATCTCCAAAAGTATTATTACCGATTTATATTGCCTTTAAAGGTTTGGGTAATAATGCGGTTGACTTAGTGGACTCTTATGTTCAGTTTACCAAACAATTTTATGGTTTAGTGATAAGTTTAGTTTCTAAAGTTGCGGCATTATTTATTGAGGAATTATTTGAGATAATTAAAAAAGATATTAAAACTTTAGTTCAACAAGTAATTGCAGATATCATTAAAGAAAGTAATAATAAGAGACTTAAAATGATTGCTAAATTAGCGGAAATTTTAATTATTGTTGCCAGTCTGATACAAGATTGGAGGAGGTGTAAAAGTGTTATTGATGAGATATTAGCGTTATTAAAATTAATTCCTAACAATTTTAATGGTATACCTTCACCACTTTTATTATTATCGGATCTTTTAGACGGATATTCAGAAACTAGAGCGTTTATCAATATGATAGAAGAGTTTCAAAGTTTAGGAATACCGACAGGGACTTTACCTGATGGTAGTCCTAATTTAGATATATTGTCTCGTTTTGGACAAATGACCGCAATGGCAAATGAAGAAGCTGAAAATGGTAAAGTAAATGTTGCAATACCTCCATTAATTGTTACACCGGCATTCACAACCGCATTAACACAAGTTTCCGGTAAAAAGTTTTAATTATGACAAAAAAAGAACAGGCGGAAAAAGTTTTAAGAATAGTAAAAGATTTTAAATCTTCTAATAATAAAGATTTAGTATTCGCTTTAGATTTTATCAAAGATGATTTTGAAGACACTAAAACAAATTTAATTAAGTTAACAAATCATTTAGATAAATTAGAAAATACGTATAATTTAATCCTTAAAGAATACGAAGAAAGGACTAAGACTAATGGCTAAAACGGACGAGCAATTAATTAGGGAAACTATTGATAAGTATATTCAGGAGAAACAAATTACTCAAATTTTATTTCCTGGAAGAGTTATTGATAATAATGACCCAAGAAAATTGGGTAGATTAAGAATTGATATTGAAGGTATTGATGAATCCGCTATCAAACAAGCAAAACCAAATTATAGAGAATGGGATAAAGATGACCCAAAATTATTTTTACCATTATTACCATATAATATTAACCCTATTCCTGAAATTGATGAATACGTTAATGTAATTTATTATGATAAGAATTATAAATTTAAAAATCAGTTTTACATTTCAAATGTATTAACCGACCCAAGAAATATTAGAAAGGAAGACTATCGTAACGCTAAAACTTTATTAGGACAAGGAACTCAATTTTCTTTGCCCGATACAATTACATATGAAGGCGATAGTGCGGGTATTTTTCCCGATGTTGGGGACAATTCATTACAAGGTAGGGGAAGTTCAGATGTTATTGTTAAAAAAAATGAAGTTTTAATTAGGTCGGGAAAATATAATGGTGAGTTAGAAACAACGTCACCACCTATAGGAAATATTAATAGGTCGTTTATTCAACTATCATCATTTCCTGTAAAAAAACAAGAATCTAAACCTGAAACAATTATTAATACAAAAGAAAAACCTCAACAAATAAAAAAGATGGTTATTTGGACTATCATTAATTTAGAGAATGAACAAGATTCTTTTACAGGTCAAATCGCGTTATACGATGTAATAAATAGTCAAATAACAACAAGTAATGCCGACAAACAAACAATTACCAAATATAATGAGGGAGTTGATTATAAAATAATCAATGAGACGTTAGCTGTTTTTACAGGGATTTCATTTTCAGAAACAACTAATTTTATTAATTTTTACATCGAGGGTGTATTAAAAAATAAAATAAATTTTCCGGGCATATTAACCTATGATGTTACCGATCAGTTTCCTTTTGTTGTTACACCTTCTAAAGTGACATATCTAAAAGGTAATAAATTTAGTTTGGCGGATATAAACGTAGATACTAAAGAACTAATTAATTATACAAGATTTTCAAACGAAATTTCATTATATAAACAAAAGGGCTTTTTTATTGTCTCGGGTTTGAATAAAGGAGGTAAGCCGATTTTTGGACCTCAAAAAGAACTTACAACAACACAGATAAAACCTTCAGATTATTCTTTAACACCTATTTCATATGGGGTGGTTGGTGCTCAAAGATTGTATTTATTATCTCAAGATTCTATAGGACCTAAAGGAGCGATAAATCTTAACGAAACATTATACGGAATTCCTCAAGACAAATTTATAGGTAATGAAAATAGTGTTCAAAGTTTAACATATTCATCAGTTAGAGGTGAAGAATTAATATCTTTAATTAGAATTATTTTCGTATTTTTACGAGACCACGTTCACCCAATCGCGTTTATGTCACCTTGTAAACAGAGTGAGGGTAGTGGAGTTACGGTTCAAAAAATAGAAGAATTATTATCTAACGCAGAAAATACAATACTAAATCAAAATATCCGAATTAATTGATATTTATAAGGTAAACAACTTTGTAATGTCAATTAATAATTCTTATTTTAGTAAAAACAATACATTAATATCAAATAGTTATACAAATACAGGTAGGAATCCTGTTACCGAACTATTTTTTGGGACTCCAATTTCAACTCAATACCCTACAGGTTTTAGTAGATTTATTTTTAATTTGGATTTAACTCTATTAAAAGAAAAGGTTATTGATGGGACTATTTCAAATGATTGTGTTAATAATATGAAACACATTTTAAGAATGACTAACACATCGACTTTTGATTTAGAATTCTTAAACTCATCAACCTCCCAAGGAAGAAAAAGAGCAACATCATTTGATTTAGAATTATTCAGAATACCTTTTATCGAATACGACCCTGACAGACCTCAGATTTGGGATGAAGGTGTTGGATATGATTTTGCGGATTTAGTATATACAATTTCCGCATCTGACAAAAATTTTTCCGATAGACCATCAAATTGGTATCAGTCAACAACATTAAGTGATTGGGACGGTCAACCAGGAATATATGATAACAACAATAATGGATATTATCCTTATAGTGCTTTAACAAAAATTGATGAACAACATTTTCAGTTTGGTAATGAAAATATTGAGTTTGATATGACAAATGAAATTAACCAAATTCTTGACGGTACTTTAGAAAATGTTTCAGGGTGGATAATCGCCTTCAAACCCCAATTAGAAAATATATCAGGTTTAAGTGAATCTTATGAAGTTCAATTTTTTACGAGACATACACAAACTTTTTATGAACCTTTTCTCGAAACGACTTATAATGATTTAATAGATGATGATAGAAATCTTTTTACTTTAGGTAGAGTAAATAAATTATACTTATATGTTTACGATAACGGAATTCCTGTTAATTTAGATTATGCGCCTGAAGTTAATATATTAGATAATTCAGGTGAACCTATACCTAGTCTAACAGGGTTAACAAGTTGTAGAAGAACTAAAGGCGTCTATGAGGTTACAATACCAGCATTATTAGGTTATAAAACTCCTTGCACATTTACAGACCAATGGACTAATATAACATTAAATGGTTTTTCTTTACCCGATATTCTTAATGAGTTTACATTATTACCATTGAAAAGTTCATTACAAATTGGAACTAATTCGGTAGAGCCAAAACTTTACGGGTTTGATTTTTATGGTATTAAACAAGACGAGAAAATTTTTAACACAGATATTAGAAAAGTTGGGGTTATAATTAAACAAGCTTATACGACAAACAAATTATTAAATAAAGTTCATGCTGAATACAGAATTTATGTTAGAGAAGGTCAAACAGAAGTTCAAGTTCAAGATTGGACTCAGATAAATAGAACTCCAAATGAATATTATTTTATATTCGATACAAGAGATAAAATTCCAAATGAATATTATATAGATATAAAAGTTGAAAGTTCAGGGGAAGTAAGTGTTTATAAAAAACAAATAAAATTTCAAATAGTAAATTATAAATAAAATTATGGCAACATTTATAACTTCAAAATTATCCGGAACTTCTATTGGTATAGAAGTTGAGTCATCTCAAGGTTATTGGAAATACAATCATAATGGGATTGATTCATCTCCGTTACCAAATGGTCTTCAATACGCGACAATATCAGGGTCTAGTGGTGAATTTACCATAATATCTTGCGATTCTATTGGAAATGTTGGGGGTGTTATAACCATTATAAGGTGCAGCGCAGGTCAAATAATATCATTTAATGGTATTGGATTATCCGGACTAATTGAGCTGGATTTGCTTTTTAATGATTTAACTGGTTTTACGGGTACAGGTCTTTCGAGTCTAACGACCTTAAAATTAAATGAAAATAATCTCCAATCTTTCGATGGAGATGGATTATCGAGTATAACTTATTTGTCTTTATATTCTAATGAATTATCAACGATTAATATTTCAAATCTTACAACTTTAGAATATTTTGATTTTTACGATAATAATTTGACAGAATTTACGGGTATAGGGTTATCAAATGTTGTAGAATGTTACTTAAATAACAATCAAATCGTTTCATTTAATGGTGGTGATTTAACAAATTTGACCACCTTTAGTTTGGCTAACAATCCACTAGTCTCATTTAACGGTGGAAATATGGTTAGTTTGATGGGTCCTTTAGATTTCTATTCTTGGAATATCACCACTTTAGAATCATTTAACGGTGGAAATATGACAAGTTTAATTGGTATTAATTTAAATTCTAACCAAATAACATCACTTAATAATTTAACACTTCCGTCTAGTTTAATTGCCTTAAACTTAGAAAAAAATAAATTAACATCATTTAATGGGGTTGAATTACCTAATTTAACTGGTTTAGATTTATATGATAATTTATTAACCGGATTTACAGGAACGGGATTGATTAATTTAATTTATTTAAATTTAAATGATAACCCGCTAGTCTCATTTAACGGTGGAAATATGGTCGGCATTACTGAGTTATCTCTTTCTATCGATAATGGAATAACCACATTAGAATCCTTTAATGGTGGAAATATGACAGGTTTAACAACTTTAAATTTGTATGGTAATCCTTTAACATCATTTGATGGTGGTAATATGGTTAGTTTGACAGGTACTTTAGACTTCCCAAATATCTGGAACATAACAACGTTAGAATCATTTAACGGTGGAAATATGACGGGAATAACCAGTTTAAATTTATCTAACAACCAATTAACATTATTTAATGACACTAAAGAATTTAACTTAAAAGAATTATCAAGTTTTACAGGAACAGGATTAACAAGTTTAAATTATCTAAATTTAAGCGGAAATCAATTAACTTATTTGGATTTAACAGGGTTAAATTTTTTACAATACCTGTATGTTAACGGTAACCCATTACCTCCTGAAGTTAATGATTCTTTAATAATTTTATTGGCGTATAATCAATCTATCAATTTGTGGATTGATGGTGTTACATTTATAACATCAGGCGAAAGAACTATTGCGAGTGAAGAGGCTTATAATTATCTAATAATGAGTGGTTCCGATATTGAGGGTGTTGAACTTATTAGGTACTACTATGAAGCGATTAATTGTATAACTTCAGAAGTTCTTGGTACAATAGAAATATATTATGTCGCATCTAAAGGCATTAAATATTCAATGACCGATGGTGTTAATAAGTATTGTGTAACTATTGGTTTAGAAACTTCAGAACCATCAAACTTTAGCGGTATGACAGAATATTCAAATTGTTTTGAATGTTTAAATTCCGAAGAGATAAATATTTTATCGTATCCTTGTGATGATAGTGAAATAGTAACATTGCCTATAACCGCTTTTACAAATTCTTCACAAATTATTAATAATGGTGAAAGTGCTGTTAGTTATATTTGTTATTATTCAGGTGAGACAATATTCTGTGCTTGTTTTACATTTGATCAAACATCTAATGAACCTACGGTTAATGTTAGTGATATATTAAACACACATTCGACCTGCGGTTTTTGTTTATTAGTTAACACTCCAAGAAGTGCAAATACTGAAACAATAGTGTGTGTTGAAACTTGTGAAAGTGGAACATTTACACAAATAGTTCCGCCTCATCCTGTATGGACTGATGGTTATGGAACACCGGTAACACAATTAAATGCGATAACTTTAGGAGGACCTAACGGATTAAACGCCTAAATATAAATTATTATTAATATCTGAATATTTATAATGTAAAAAAACCATGCCAATTATTAATTTTTCATTGTGTGATTTTCCTGAATCATTTCCTTTAGGTGTAAATTTTTCCGGTAATTCGGTATCTATAGACCAAATATGGTCCGCAATTGACGACCCCAGTGAACCAACACTTTGTGGGACAATAACTTCTCTAGATGATAATACTTCAACTAATCTCATATTAACAACGCAATACGATAGTTGTTACGATTGTCTGGTTAATAATCTAGGTATTGTTGAAATATCCGCATGCAATGAGGCAGTGACATATAAAATATCGATAAATCAGTTCGAATCATTACCAAACACAAATAGCACATATTTTTTAGAAATAGGTTATCGAGATGAGGTAATTAAAAGGTGTTTTACAATTTCAAATATTAGAACATTAAGTGCGGGAGTTTACGATAAATCATTACAAAATGGAGAATTTAGTGTTTTACTATCACCCCCTATTGAATATTCTGGGGAAGAGGGATGTTTAACTTGTTTTAGTTCTAATTCAGTAACTTGTAAGGTTGAAAATTGTTTGACAGGGGAGTTTGACTATGTCTCAATTTTTAATCCCGAACAATACGAGGATTTTGGAAAGTATGTTATCGGTTATGGTGATAATTTAAACCAATTTTGTGGTGTTTTTATTGACATCTCTCCATCAACTTCAGTACAATACAATTTTATCAATATTTACGGACCTGTAGATGCAGGTGCTTGTGAAACTTGTTTAAATGTCGCTAGCGATAAAATAATAATTCAAGATTGTTTTAATTCTGAGCGAGTTGAGACGGTTTGGGGTTCTCAATTATATGAAAATGGAGAAATTTCAAATTTATCATTATCATCGGGATGTTATAGTGTTGTTGGTCTTGCTGAACCTGAAGCACCAATAACAATAGATAATATTTTTGATTATAATCCGACACCTGGATGTGAACCTTGTGCAGAATGTTTCGGACAATATTATCAATTCGTGGTTTGTGATAGTATCCCTCCCATTACATCACCGACCGTATTTTCATATCAATATTTTGAAATAGGTGAAATATTCTATAACCCATATAATGACCAATGTTGTAAAGTTGTTGGTTATGGTGAGGCCGGAGTTAATTATGGAACAATATATAGTACTCAAACTTTTGGTGTTGGTGATGAATTTTGTAATACCTGTTATGAGGAAAATTTTGAAGTTAGAAATATAGAAATGATTATTGATACTCAATATCCAAATTGTAATGTTGGTATTGGTAATGGTGGTAAAGTAATTACTAGTGTTGGAGTTAATATTGGGGATATTGTAAAAATTAAACGTGGTGAAAATGACTATTTATGTGCGAGGGTTGCGAATGTTTCAACAGGATCTATTACAAACGGAATCGATTTCTATAATTCAAAAAGAGATAATTCAGGTAATACTATTACATATAACGATTGTATTGATTGTTTAGAACAATCATCTAGAATTGGTATTAGTGTCATAAATTGTGACACAAATGAACTTTCTTACGTATCTTTAAATTTGAACGATTATATAACGGTTTCAGATATCAATACCGGTTTTCCTTCAAGAACTTTTTTAACGAATGATGGTAGATGTCTCAGAGCTTTAAATGATTGTCCATTACCTTTAACCGCAACAACCGAGGTTACACCTATCGAATTTTATTATAATTGTAGCGATTGTAATTCAAATTATATTCCGCCAAGAAGTGCAAATACTGAAACAATAGTGTGTGTTGAAACTTGTGAAAGTGGAACATTTACACAGGTAACTCCTCCACATCCTGTATGGACTGATGGTTATGGAACACCGGTAACACAATTAAATGCGATAACTTTAGGAGGACCTAACGGATTAAATGCTTAAAACGATATATTTATTAATATGAAAACATCAGTTAAAATAACAGAGGAACAATTACAAAAATTGGTAAATGAAGTTAATGACACAAGTTTAAATGAAGATTTATTTGGAGGAATTAAAGATATTTATCAAGGAGTTAAGGGCTTTGCTAGAGGAGAAGGTTTTCCTTATTTCAAATACCTAAGTAATTTACAAAGATTAATGTCTAAATTAAAAAAATTAGACCAACCTAATCATAAAGTTATATTGGAATTAACTACATTAAAAAATAATATTTCGGCATCTAAAATGCCAGGGCAAAAAAAACTTGACTTAATTAATCATATCGATGATGCGATTAATTATTTCAATTATTATACTCAAGAAATAAATAAAATAGAAACATTAACAAAACAATCATTAAACTAATATGAAAAAAGTAATTAAACTAACAGAATCCGATTTAGAACAAATCGTAAAAAGAGTAATCAAAGAAAGTGAAGATGAAACACCTTATGAGAAAGGTCCTAGAGGAGTTAGAGCTTCAAGATCAAGAGCCGATTATGAATCAACACCAAAAGAAGATGAAATCACGACTTTATTTGGAAAATATAAAGATGATGTTCCTCCGATTGTTGTTAGATATTTAAGAAAATTAGGTAGAAAAACTTTAACCAAACGTTTATTAGATTTAAATATGTTGGATAAAAGTATGTTAAAAGATGAAGAATAATGAAAGTTATTAAATTAAAAGAATCTGACCTAACTAAAATAGTTCAAAGAGTTTTAAATGAAACTCACGATGATGACTCATCTCGATATATGTTCTTCTCAAATTTAGAACAAATGAAAAGACAATGTGAATTGTTGTTAAATTTGGATAAGAATGAAGTTACAGAATTATTAGAGAATGGTCACGATTGGGCTCAAGACCATATTGCCGAATCTAAAAATAACCTTGACCAAGTTTTCGATTTCGTTATGAATGAAACAAAACGTTACCACAAGATGGAAGATGAGGTTATGGTTCCTTCTGAACCTGAAATGATGGAAGAAGGCAGAAAGAAAAAAAATGTCCCAACAAACCCACAATTATGGTCTCAATGTCTATCTTGGGCAAAATCGAGATACAAAGTATGTCCAAGTGCATATTGTAATGGTGCCGCCGCAAAAAGATACAAAGAAAAGGGTGGTAAGTGGAAGAAAAAATAATTTAATTTTTTTTGTAGTTTCTAAAAAAAGTTGTATCTTTGTATTATGAAACACAAAGTAAAAAGGTTTTTCCAAAGAGTAGGAATTGCCTTTGTAAGAAAAACAACTCAAAAACAAGACTATGTTAAATCAGAGTATGAATACGAATGTATTGGCATTTGTAAGAATCTGATTAACAAAGAGAAATCAAAATTACTAATCTCACCAATCTCAGGTAAAAGGTATATTAAAAATGATGAAGACCAAATCTTTATCATTATGGATAATCGAACCATTACCATTGTAAATCACAATTATAGTTACACAATAGACTTAACACCCAAAACAAGTGATAGGTTAAATTTATCTTTTGATAATGAGGTAGAAACTCGTAGAAAGAAAATGGAAGATGAGATTAGGTCTAACGTAAAACATTCATTAAGTAACATATTTAAAAACATCACAAATGAACAAATTTGATAAAGCATTTTTAACGGGATTAACATTAATCGGTATGCCTTTTTTACTTTTAATTTTAATGTTAACGATGACGTTAATAGGTCCACCAAGAAATAAAGAAATTGTTAATGTCGATAAACAAATTGTGTACGACACAATTAAAGTTAAAAAAGTTATTTACGACACAATTCGTATTAAAGAAAAAAAGATAAAGAAAACTGAAGAAGTTAAAGTAGAGGAAACAAAGAAAGATAGTATATAATTATTTCTTTTTAGGTTTGTAACTTACCATTTTAGGTTTGTTTCCTGTACCAGGTTTAGGGTTTGATTTTTCAGCCCTTCTTTTTTGATTACACGCAGCTCTCTTTTGAGAATCTGACATTTTACCCGCAACACCTGCCGCCCTACATTTAGGGTAAGCTTTATCAGTTGCTTCAGGTCTACCACAAGGGGGATGTTTACCATCAACCTTTTTACATATATTAACCCAAGGACCTTTAGGTTGTGAACTACCTTTAGGTTTCTTTTTTGTGCCAAACCAAACCGCCAAATCTTCATTTATTTTACCGGGGTAAGGATTAATGATATCACCATCCTCGTCATTTTGAACGGGATGATATTTTTTATAGTTAGATATTTTTTTGGCAATAGATTCTTTTTTTCTAATCTCATATTGGTCTTCATCCATATTACCATCTAAACTATCCCAATATAATTCCGCGTTATCAAAATCAGAAACATCTTCAGTAAATGGAGCTAATTGAGTTTTATTAAACTCTTTAAATCCTGGTTGTAATGGAAGAGAGTAAGATCCTCTAGCACCACTACTATCTGATGTCGCCTCTCTTAATATTTGTTTTATTAAATCTCTTAACATTTTAATAAAAAGTTCTTATAATTATAAATATCACAAACTATATAAAATGGAAGAAGAAAAATTACACGGAAAATTATTTAACTCAATACCATTATTAAGTGAAGACCATTTTGAAACGTTATATGAAAATATGAATGAAGAGTTTTCAAAATACATACTTATACAAGCAGTAAAACACGCTTATCATTCAGGAGCGTTTTCAATCGGCGAAACAGAAATTATTTCTAAATCTATTAGGACTTTATCTAAAACAAAAGAAGATAACCAATAAGATTATCTTCTTTAAATTTATATTTTTATATTAGTTTAAGAAATTCTATCAATTTCTTTAGGTGCTATAGTTTCAGGTTTTACGTTTGACAAAATTGACCAAGTTTTTTTACCTACAATACCATCAGATTTAAGCCCATTTTTACTTTGAAATGATTTAACCGCATCATATGTCTCTTTATCAAAAGTTCCTGTTGGAGTTACAAATTCATCTGCGGAAATTAAATTATTTTGAACTTGTTTAACTAAACTATTAGAATCATTTAATTTTAAATAACCTTTACCTTGTAATAATTCATCGCTAGTTGTTGGTACAACTCTTGGTTTTGGAGTTACGTCAGGATTTGCAGCAGTTTCACCATCTAATGAAATTTGTTTACCGTTACATTTAAAAGTTCCTTTCGCTCCTGTTATAGTATTTTTATATCCACCATTTACATAATACACAATATCGCCAATTTTATAATAAAAACCACCATTACCTGAAGTATATTTTATTTCTTTACCACCCATCACACAAGGATATTTTGTCGTAAAAATGTAATTAAAATTTTTACTAACCTCTTCGGGTGTTTTTTTAGTTTGATCAGGATTTGCTGCTGTCTCACCTTGTATTTTAGACGAATCAAAATTAGCACTTCTAAGATTTTTAGTTATTTCCTTACTAACACCTAACGTATTTAAATGAGAAATTAATCTCTCAACATCAGACTTATCCCCAAGATTATAATCTAAAACATCATTTAAAACATAATCTAAATTTTTATATTGCGTGTTTAGCAATTTAAAAATTTGAGTTAATTCATTATTAACCTGTTTAAAAGTATTAACATCTTTGATTTTAAGAAGTTCATTCACCAATTTAGTTTCATCAACATCAGGTAACATACCCCCACCACTAGTAAAAAGAAGTTGGTATATGTTTTTGGTTATTTGATTTTCCTTATCAAGTTCAACTTTTCTTCCACTAAATTGATCTCCAGTTATTTTAGCCTCACCTAAATATTGTTTTTTAGTTGCGGTTTCGTGAAGACCTAAAATTCTTTTTCTCTCGTCCTCATTTATAATAAATAAATTTTTCATATTAAAATAGTTTTATATATAAATATCTTATATTTATAAAAAATGACAGAGAAAGAAAGATACGAAAAGACATTAAACATCATCTTAAAAAAACAATATCCGTTTTTTGAAAACATATATGTTACAAGATATAAAGAAGTTTTCTCCCATCTTCAGGTGGATGTTACAATAACCCTTGGTGATGATTTTATATCAAAACATATTGACAGAACTTGTTACGACCAAATGGATGATTTTCATCTGTCAAACTACTCATTTGAACATTGTTCTGATATTAAATTTAATCACAAAGAATTTGAAATGGAATTAAAAAATTATCTTATTATGACAAACACAAATCTTAATATGGGAAAAAATACTTATATTTACATTCAAATTTATTTCATTGAAGATTTGGAATAATCAAAAAAAGTTTGTATATTTGTATAATGAAAAGGGTTGAACCGAGATTACCCTAACAACTCGGCGGAATGAATGACGAACATTCAGGGTTTGGTAAACCTCAATCGTTAAGATGGAATAATTTGAAGCCACCTTTGTTTATTACGCGGACAACCGATTAGTTCACAAGCTCAGACAAAAACTTCAAAACCAAAGGGGACGATTGTCCCCTTTTTATTTTTCAATAACCACCTGTCCCTCAAATGTTTTAAATTTGTGAATATTACTTTCCCTCCAAATGGTTAAAACGACCAATTTCCAACTAGTTCCTCCGTTATGAATTGGTTTAAGGGGAATAGCCAAGCCTTTCTCAGGACTTCTAATAACAAAAGGTTCTTCATTTTTAATTTCCCCATATATAATTTTTTCTCCAATATCTCTTTTAAAAAGGTCAACAAAATATCTTATTTCCATATTACTTACAGGTCTCATATCGTAGTCATCAATCTTTTCCCTACCAATACCCATAGCCCTTTGTTCTGCGTGACCCATATGTTTGATTAAATCAAAAGACATTGTAATCTCAAATGTATCCACCAATTGACCTATTCTTTTCTCTAATAATAAATGTTCTCTAATTAACTTTTTAAGATTCATACATATAAATATCTTATAAGGTTAATTTATATTTAAATAAACCACAATCCCATATCTTATTAAAACCCAATTCTTTTGTCAATTCATTTTCAGATTTATTAAAATCTAAATTAGGGTATTTCTTTTTTAGATTATTCTTACCAAATGAGAATTTATGAAATCTCTTATACTTAGATACTGATGAATTATAATAAAAATATGAAGGTTTTAAAATTGAGTCTAATTTAAAACCTAAATTAATATATAAATTGTTATTCCCGTCAATAGTCCATCTCCTATCGGCAAAACTAATCACACTTTTTGGGTTATATTCATTTATAAAATGTTTAAGTAATTTTGATGCCAATCCTGAAATAATATAACCTGATTTAATACAGAACCTACTTAACTCATATTCGTTATCTTTATTTTTTGTCATATTTCTTTTGGAGTTAAAAGTCATAACACCAATTAAAATATCTTCATAGAACGCACCATAAAATATGTCAGACTTGTCATTACCTTGAATGTGGTTCACTTTTAAAAAAATTGTTTTCTGTTCTTTATCTATTTTAATAATTTTTGTTTTTCTTGCACCTATTTTAATACCGCCATTAAATCCTAAAATATGTTTTATCTTTTCTTTAACTAAATCTTTATTTACCATCCACTCATCTTCAAAAACCTGAATGAGTTTATACCCGTTAATATTAGATTCTAAAGTTTTATTTAAATGGTATGAAGAATTTTTACCCATTTTTTCAGTATGAAAATATAACCCATTATATTCTATACCTATTTTTTTATCAGGAATTAAAATATCAATTTCTTTACCTTCAAGTAATTTTCTATTTTTACCTTTTTCAGTTTTTAATCCTAAACCCTCAATAAATTCTTTAATCTCATTTTCACCTTTAGATGTCCAAGTAGGGGATTGATTTATATTAACTTCTTTTATTATTTTAGAATAAATTTCAGAAACTCTGTTACATACTATTTTTGAATTTGGATATTTTAATTTATATTCCTCTACTGAAATATTGTGTTTATTAATTAAATGAGTATTAGTTATTACCATCATTTTTTCACCACATATTTCACATTTAATAAAATTTTTATCTGATAAAAATTCATTTTCTCGATTTTCTTTTTTTAAGAAATTTTTATGGAATTTTTTTTCATCTTTAAAATTATTTAAATAGTCCGATAAACCCATATTATGAATATCTAAAACGTGTTGTTCAAAACAACCTGTTTTGTTGTCAATATCTGTTGTCGACCAATCACATAAACTACATTTTCTTATTTCTTTTTTTTCTTTTTTTATAATATCAAAATACTCTTCAAACCATTTTTTACCATTTTGTATTTCGTATTTTTTTCTTTGGTAATTATTTTTAGGTATGTCAATATCTCCATATAAATCTAAAATATGTTTAGTTAATTTACCTGATAAATTGTTGGGGTCATTAATTGATTCTCCTGTTTTTTTACAAACAGCCACTAGGTCAAAATCATCTGAATTATATTTTATTGTTTTACCCGACTCAATTTCTTTACTATTACCTATTTTTATTTGACCACCTTTTTTTCTTATAACAACATTATTGTCTTTTAAAATTTTACTTATTTTTTTATGTCCAATTTTAAATAATTCTGCCAATTTATGTGTGGAGTAATTATTTTCGGTATACAATTCAATTACTTTATTAATATCAACCATATTATAAATCTATATATAATAAATATATTAATCAAGCCATTTATTTTTAACCCACAAAAAAAAAGGTCAGATTTCTCTGACCTTTTAATTTTCTCATTAAGAGTTTAATTATCTTAACTCTCTTAAATCAAATGTACGAACACCATCTACGGTAATTTTCGCGTAGAAACGGTTGTTTACCATTTTCTTCGCGTATCTTGTCATAATACCTTTAATTGGTGTAAAATTAAATGGATTATACATTGTAGGTGTTAATTGTAATGGTACGTACGGTGCGTAGATGTAACCAGTGTCAAGTAACGATGTTCCTTTATGCCCAATCAAAATTGTGTTTGGTGGGAAATAAGGGTCACGATACACTTGGTAACGACCTGCTAAAGTACCTACTCTTTCAATACCCATGTTGTACTGATCTTGCTCAGGAGATGCGTTAGATACGTGGAAGTATTCTAAATCATCAAAGATTGCAGAAATCTCACTTGATACAACGATCCAGTTAGCACCACCACGAAGAGTTGACTTGTGGATTTGAGCTGACAATTGGTTAATAGTTGTAATCAAAGTCTGATTCCAATCTTTCTGAGTGTAAGAAGTTGCTAAACCTGTAACTCTTCTCCATCCGTTGTAATCCCAACGTAATGTCCAAGCCGCACCTTTACGTAAGTCACGTAAGATTTCACGGTCGATTTCAGCCGCAACTTGTTCAGATAACAATGCTGTTAATTCAGCCTCAGCATCAATGTTGTGGAATGCCGCAACGTCTTGAGCTAATTCTGGAGACCATTGTGCTCTTAATTTTCTTTCAGTAACAGAAACCGTAACAGATTCTAAATCGAAAGAAACTTCACCAATTTTGTCTTCGAATTCAAGTTCTTCATAACGTCTCCAAGCAGCTGCGAATGCGGTGCTATAATTGTATGATTCGATTGTTGAACCTGTGTAACCATCTAAAGTTCCTGAACCACATTCAGCGCATACAGGACAAGAAAGATCAACTTCTAAATAAATACAACCTTCAGCGTCGCAGATATCTTTAAATGATCCGCCGTTTCCTGCTGGTGAATTTGTAAGATCGGGTCCTGGCCAATAAGTTTGAGTAGTTGAACCGTATTTAACAATACTTTTACCGTATTGTTGAGTAACGACTCTAAACAATAATGAAGTATTTGCTTTAATATCACATCCTGATAAAGACATATTAGGAGTAGAACCTTCACCTGTTAAGTAAATTCTTAAATCAGATAAGAATGATTCGTTATCCATTTCATGTCCATCAGGTCCAATTAATTTACCTGCACCTGACGTAGAAAAATTGCAAAGTTTTACAATTACTTTTCTATTAACACCAACGTATTTATCACTAGCAGTATCTGGGGCTAATTCACCATTACTCCAATAAACCATTGTAGCGTTTGAAGTAATTGCTGACCAACGACCTTTTGAGTAGTCAAATAAGCCTGGAGGATCTAGTTCTCCTTCACTTCCTTCATAGAACAAATCATAAAGATTTTTCTTATATGCGTAATCTCCAGTATAACCTTGTCCAGGGTCATTAGCACCATCGTAAACGGCGTTAGGTGATCCTACAGGTGCGTAATGGTCACCTGATTGGTTAGCGCCAGGGTCACCGTAAGTATTAGGTTGAAAACCTTGAATTTTAGGTACGAAGTAGAATAATTTACCGATTGGTAAGTTCATAGCTTGTACTGATACGATGTCATTCGCTAATAATTTAGAGAAAACACGTCTTACGATTGGAAATACAACGGTTTCAAACGCTCCGTTTGAACCTTCTCCAGTCGCTTCATTAATTAAGTGAGACGCTTGGTTCTCATATAACTGAGCTACGTTCTCTTTTAAATGTCCTTTAAGACCTTCTAGGAATCCTAATTTATCCCATTTGTTGATTGTATCTTCTTTGATAACTTTAAGGTGTTTTAAACCAATATTACCAACAAGACCTGATTCTAATAATGCTCCCATTTTTTTGTTTTTTTTTATTTTTTATTTTATTTATTTTATTTTTGCCATTAAATCTTTCATTCTCATAAACTGAGGATTTTCATAAGTTTTTGATTCAATTAAAGTTGTTGCCGAACCTGTCGCAGGTGTGCTTTCAATTATTCTTTCAACTGACTCATTTATGCTTTTTCCTTTGTCTGTAGACAATTCATTTTTAATGGTCTGATATAAATTCTTAGATTCTTTTAATGTTTCAACAGAATCAAATCTTCTTAAAATATTTATTTTTTCTTGTTTTGAAGTTGAGTGTTCTGTAAACAAACGTGTAGCGTAAGCTAAGTTTGAATTGAATACCGCTACTTCATTTAACTTATTTCTAAATACGTTAAGAGCTTTTCTGTATTCTTCATTTTTTTCTCTAAGAAGTTTAACTTCAACATCCGTAGACTCAACTTGAATGTGTCTTGGAGCTGCTTTTGGTTTGGGTAGTCCTTTTCTTCCAAACTTTCTTCCTGAACCTAAAGTACGAGAAGCTTCTTTTGTTTCGGTTTTTTTGCCGGTAACTTTCTTCATTTTTCCATCCAAATTTTCACCTTCTTTGTATTCAAATTTGGCTTTACCTGTTCCAACTGACTTAGGACCTTGTTTCATTTTTTCTTTAAATCCTCCAGCCATATTTGGTTTTGCAGAGTATTTGAATTTAGGACCATTACCAACTTTACCTTTTGCTTTTATTTTCATTTTGGATTCCATTAAAGATTCGTCAGATTCAAAAAACTCTTCTTCATCATATTCTTCCTCTTCCTCATCTTCTTCCTCTTCATCGTCAAAAGAAATTTCATAAACGATTTCTTCATTTTCTTCGTAAGATTCGTCCATTTCGGTTGATTCTTCTTCATCTAATTCAGACTCATCCATTTCTTCTTCACCCAATTCAGATTCTTCCATTTCCATTTCTTCCATCATTTCATCAGAATCTTCGTCCATAACAGAATCTTCTAAATCAGATTCTTGTACAATCATATATTCTTTTTCACCATCTTTAAGATTGATGTTTCCTGAGTCATCTTTTGTAACAATAACATTGTCATTAGGACCCATTAATTGGAATACACGAAGTACTTCTTCGTCAGATTTTCCTGTTAAGTCGATAGGTTCTTCATCATCTGGAGTCATTTCCATGCCGGCGAAATCCATATCTTCTTCATTATCAGTTTCCATTTCATCTTCCATCTCATCTTCATCTTCATCAGAATCAGATCCTTCGATTTCGGAATCCATTTCAACATCATCAACCTCTTCTTCCTCTTCTTCTTGTTCGGATAGAGATTCTTTTACCAATTCTTTGATTTCTTGCTTCATTGTAGACGCAAGTATTCCTTTTGCATTTTCAGCGACCGTTTCTTCTAAATTCTTCATTTGAAGTATCGCATCTTCAACTACTGATTTTTCTTTTGCCATAGTTTTTGTTTGTTATTTATTATTAATAAATATAGTGTTTTATTAAAAAATTTTAATTTTTAATAATTTCCTGTATATTTTTTTAATTTTTTTATTTATTAGTTTTAAGATTTTCTATTTCTTTCGCAATTAATTTATCAATAAGATTTCTTTTCTTGATTAGATTATCCAATTTTTTACTTGACGTTTTAAAAATATCTTTAACTTTTTTCTGTTTTTTAATGTTCTTTGTTTGTCGATACACCCTCTCTTCAGGTTCGGTACCTAATTCTAAATTATCTGATATTAATAGAGGATTTTCTAAGAATAATGTTTTTTGATTTCCTGAAGTTTGAATATTTGATTTTATATTTTGAAATATTACATATTCTCTCTTATCAAAATTAACAAAGAAGAAAAATTGCACATTTGTTTCTGAATATTTTTCGTGATTAAAATACGCCTTAACCATATAAAATTCTTTACCCGTTTCAGGTTCATACATATGTTTAACACTTTCAAATGATTTAACTTGAGCAAACACAATATCACCTTCAGATTCTATTGCAATGTCCATACCCATTTTGGTATCTCTTTTATCTCCGGAACAAAATCTTTTAATATTTGAGTTAGGGAATTCTGTCTTTAAAACATCAATTGCAAATTGTTCATTCCTATTTCCTTTTTCTACGGTTGTTTTATTTAAATTAACTAACTCCTCGGTATATTCTCCGTCAAATAATTTTTCTTTGTTTTCTAATAACCATTTAATAAATTCTTCGTTAGTAAAATTAGAATTATTTGTGTCCTTAATATATATTTCTTTTAATCTATCTCTAACTAAACTATTTGTATCGAATCTATTTAGAATAGACCAATTATCAATTCCTTCTAAATGAGGGTAAACACCAATAACTCCTTCACCTGTTTCACAATTATTATCGGGCTCATTAATAGAACCCCATTTTCCTTTCGGTTGGTAGACTAATTTAAGACACTCTCTAATAGTGGTAGCGATTTTATCTTCTTCCCTTTTTCTGAAGGCTTCTTGTAAAATTTGGTATTGGTCTTTTGTAATTACAATTTTCATTAACTATAAATATATAGAAAATAAAAAAGGAGGGATAATTCCCTCCTTTTTATTAATTGTAATTAAAATTAATTATTCTACCACCTCATCAATTTTACTTTCAACAATTGCCGTGATTCTCCAATCTTGAGTAAACGACTCAAAAAGTTTTGTTACTTTCGCCTCAACATCTGTTGGACTAAAAGCTTTAACCAATTTCTCCTCTTTTTGTTTTTTTAATTTTCCTGATTCAGCATCTACCATATCAATGGTTACTTTTGCCACAAAATATTTTTCATCCATAGTTTTTAGTTTTTATAATTATCTGTAAATTTATTTAATAAGTCAATAGGT